CTGTTGTTAAATTAACCCCAGATTGTAATGTCAATGGTGCTTGTGTAGCTGTGCCAGCTGGTAAGTTTAGCCCCGTTCTTACCAGAAATTGTCTATTAGTTGATGACATCATTTGTCTCCGTTATTGTAATATTTATCCATAAAACCTAAATAATGACACTTGTAGATTTAAATTAGCAGGATTTCCAGTGCTTCCAGGGTCTGGTGTTAATATTAAATTAACAGTCCCACTAACTATTTCTGCAGTAAAAGTTCCAAGTATAGAATCACTTGTATATTCAATACCATATTCACTTATGTAAATGTTAATCCCATCTTGAACAATCAATAAATCTTGTCCAGTAATGTATCCATTATCTAAATCTTTGATTTTAATTATATATTTTGCAATATCTGCACTAGTTGATAAAAATGAATCTACTATAGTTGCACCAGTTATTGGGTCTGATGTAAGATTAGGAACAGCCACAGATACAGTTGTGTGATACTTATCTGAAGTAACAATTGAAAATTGCCCAGTTGCTGGCGTAACTGCACCTATAGCAGTATTATTAATAGTTCCACCATTGAAATTTACATTATCACTAGATAAATTTGCACTTATAGTTCCAATATTTCCAGTTACAACATTGTTTCCATCAACTGCAATACTTTCTAACACAGTAAACGCACCAATTGATTGATTATAGCCAAAGAAACCTTGTTTGCTCAATAATACCTGTGATGGAGTTAATGGATATACACCTGCATCTAATGTAATTCCAATATCTAATGTAAATGTAGTTGTTGCTACTGATGAAATTTTCCAATAATTTTCAAGATTTGATGGTGTTATTGGTCCTTTTAAAAATAGATAATCGTTTGTTGTTATGTTAAGAGAATTAACAGTAACACCCATATTTAAAGTTACTAACGTAACATTAGTTGTTCCATCGCTTGTTAATTCAATAGATGTAATATATGATGAAATATCAATGTTAGAAATATATTCAACACCAGTATCATGGTCAACCGACGTTGTTCTACCAATAGGTCCTAATTGGATTATTGAATTTTCAACTTCTAACGATCCACTTGCATATAAATTTGCAGTAGTAACTAATCCATTATCAATTGTTAATGATAAGTTTTGATTTGGTGAAAACTTAATTGCGCCAGCTGCACCATTCGTAGAATAAGTAGTAAAAGTTGTATCAGCAAGATTTGAAGAACTATGTGAAGTACTAATTTCTAATCTATTAGTACTAGCATATCCTATAGATAATGATGGTGATAATGTATATGATGAATCATATAAACTTACATTTGATGCCAATTCTGTGATATTAGTTTGATTTCCATCTTGAATTAATCCATATATACTTGTAAAAAACCCAGCATACCATTTACTTGATAATGTTCCAAAACTAATACCATTAGCAGTTTCTGGAATAATACTTCCAGTACCAGTTACACCTAATTTTAAATTATCATTTAATTGAGTATTTCGTATTGTATTACCATTAATTAGTATTTGATCAACTTGTAAAGAGGTTAATGTTCCCAAACTAGTGATATTAGGCTGTGCTGCATTTATTACATCATAAGAATGGTCAGCAGTACCAACTAAATCACCGTAGAATGAACCAGCAGCATGAACACTTTCACCAACAAATACATTCTTAGCAATACCTACACCACCAGAAATCTGTAACGCACCAGTTAAAGATGGATCTAATGCAGTTGGTGATGAACTATCAACTGTTGATGTTATTTTAGTGACACCAGAACCAGAAGTTGACAAGTTTATGTCAACATTAGTTGCTGTATTAATAACATTAGCAGTAAAATAAAAATCTGCAATATGTGCATCTGTATACGATATTGTAGCAGTTGCCAGTGAATCAACATATGCTTTTGTTGCAGCATCTTGTGGATTAGTTGGGTCAGCTAAGTTAATAATTTTATGGTCAGTAATATCAATAGAACCAGTTCCATCGGGAACTAATTTTATATTTTCATTTAAATTGTAACTAGTTATAGTATTAGAAGTAAATATTAAATCGTTTATTCTAACAGTACCAGTAACTATTCCACCACCAGTTAATGGTAAATAGTTGTTTTGTAAATAAGTAGCTACGGCATATTGTGTTGGTGCAGTAAATGGATCAATGAATCCATTACTTGCAATTAATCCAGTATCATTACTTATTTCTTTTAACTGAACACCGGATGGTACTCCATCTCTAACTAATGGGCCAATAGCACCAAGGTTAGCTAAATTAAATTCACTTGCATTTAATGTTGAAGTATTGGTTATTAAGTCGATTGAAAATACATCACCAATTTTATATACACCACGTTCATTCATACTAGTGTAATAAACTTTTCCGTAATTTGTTTCACTTACTTCATGTATTGGATTTGGCACGCCACCATTTGCAGATAACGCATTATAAGTGATCCCAGAACCAACGTATTTGAATAAATGGTTATTTGCAGTAATTATACTGTCATAATAAAAGTTTACTGCAGTATCTAAAATAACATAATATATATTTGGACTTATTTTAACATTAGATGCGGTACCAATCAATGACGTTGCAGCTGTTATAAGATATTTACCAGAATGCCCATCTACACTTACTAATGTACTGTTTATAGGTTGCTCAATAAGACTCCCAATAGTAAATGCCGATATACCTGTTAAACTAGCTTGTGCCGACGCTGGTGTTATATTAGTTCCACTGATATTTACTGATGGGATTTCGGTATAACCAGTTCCATAACTTGAAAATGTTAATCCAGTAAGTTCACCATTAACTATATCAGCGGTTGCTGATGCAACAGTTCCAGTAAATAACAATGTTACATTATTATTGTCAACAGAAACCCCAGGCGTGTTATGAGTTGGAGGTGTTACCCCAAATGTTCCATTGCCTGTTATTGCTGTAACAAAATATAAATTATCACCATAATAATATTGTGAATGTAATGTAACCGCTAACCCAGCTTGCCAAATGTTTCCAAATGTAACTGTTGGTGAAACATATCCAGAACCTGGATCTGAAACTGACACTGAAGAAATACTACTGAATAATGATTCTCCAACCAACCCAGATAAATATGGTGCTCCATAAAAGCTATTACTAACTAATCCATAATCACCGCATTCAGTTGTACAAGAGTTTATATCTAATACTGCACCATTTTCAGCATCAAAACTTCTTGAACAAAACTGTGTATTACTAGCAGTAACATGAACAGTAACATTATTAGTTGCTAAAATTCCAATACCACCTTGGTTTATAGCAGTAAAGTTTTCAACCAATACTGAATTTACTAATGATAAATTTGAAAATGCAAGACCATCAATTTTAATACCACCACCAGCACCAGTTGGATTTATTCGTTTACCAGTTATAGAAACTTGACTATCTAATAATGGAAGTGATCCTGGGGTTATTGCTACATTTTGTACAGTTACTAATGGAACAAACAATGTCCCATCATTCAAAAATGGACCAGTTACACTAGAGCAGTTTTTAATTAATGGTTGTTGATTGAAAGTTACACCTGATGTTAAGTTAAATGCAAAATTTGGGGCGGCATGGTTCTTAACTGTCACACTAACTACAGTTGAACCACTATTTAAATAAAATACACCGTAGGTACCATTCTGTGGTATAACTATAACATTATTATCCTGACCCATAATAGTTACATTTGCTGGAATCATTAATGGATTATTTTCTGAATATACCCCACCAAATACCATAATTGTGGTACCAGGTATTGAAACACTTATTGCTGATGCAATTGATTGTTTTGGGGTAGATATAGACGTTCCAGAATTACTATCATTACCATTTTTTGCCACAAAAATAACATTTTGTGTTGGTGCTGTGGCAGATATAATAGCACTTTGTGGCAACCATGAAGTTGTTCCATCCAAGTGTCCTATTAAAATACTATCATTAATAGCAGGTGTTCCCAATGAAGGTTGAGCTTGTGATAATGATACGTATTGATATCTTGTTACTGTTAATTGCGTTGACGGTGTTACCGCCTGTCTTCCACTTAATAAACTAGGCATTTGCGGTCTCTAATATGCTAAGAGTAACTTTTAAACCTTGTGATTCACTGGCATAAGCTACTATACTATCGAAGCTTTCGATAATCATTTTTCCTTGAATTAATGTTGCTGCATCATTCGGCGGTATAGAATAATTTTTAACTATTTCTGTAACCGTATTTGGTGCTTGATATCCATTTAATGTAGCTGGATCTGGAAACACTGGCAAGTTCCGGTAATGTGCAAATGTTATATTAATATTTCTATCAGTAACATTTGATACTTGTGCCATTAATACAATCGCAGTTACTCCAGGAGGAGCGGTATATATTTTGGTAGTATTAGGTGATGTTAATTCATTCATATACCCAATTATTTCAGCTACAATATAATCTTTGTTTGTCATTAATATATTGTATGCATTTACATAATCCATATTTGTATTAAGTGTTCCTATATCAATTGGAACTCTAGATGGTGCAGCAGATGGACCATTATTAATAATAGTTGTCAATGTTCCAATAAGATCAGATACATTAGTAACAATAGTATTCAAGTTAGTTGTTGGAGTTAATAAATTTATATCCTGAACAACTTCAGTTTGATATGGTGCTTTTAAATAATTACTGCCATTTTGAGAATTTTTTATATATAATTGTGTTAATGGCAAGTTTTTTATAACACTAGACATAACAATATTCATGTAATTATAAGCATTTATTGTATCTGTTTTTTCAGCAGCAACCACTGAAGTAGTAGCTGAATTTGTAAAATAGTATACCCCTGCTTGAATTGCTTGTCTATTTGATGTATGTGTGCTATCAGAATACAATAAATCAAAGTTAATACAGTCAACGATAAAGCCAATATCTCTATAGCAATAATTAGTATTATCATAAACATCATTATTTGGATATCTAAATCCAACATTTGCAGTTCCAGTACCAGTTCCAGGTTGTCCTACTGCAGCAGTAAATGTCATTCCTGGTGCATATGTAACATTAGTTGTACCAGCAATTAAGTTCCATTGTAAATTTGTGGTATTGCCAAGTGTTTCAATAGTGTATACAGTACCAGCTATAAAATATCCAGCTTTTACTGTATTATATTTTATTGTAGTATTAAGATATGCAATAACTTCTGCTTTAATAAACTCTTTATTAGCTAATAATATATTAGCAGCATACTGAACATTAGTATTCAATGATGCTGTTAAACTAATTGGTTCTGGAGCAGGTGCAACAACTGGTCCATTTTGTATAATATTTGTAATAAGATCAATGTTATATGCAACAGCAGCTGTTTCAGTTGTAGTTCCATATTCAGTGTACACTACCTGTGGTACATTTGTTTGATATATTTCAGCAATTGGTTGACCTTCGATTATATTACCAACCAAAGATTTCATAAATGTATATGCCGAGATTGATTCTGAAATTTCATCTGCTTTAACTGCCGTTCCTGATCCACCATTACCACCAGATAAACTACCAGTATTAGTTGCAACAAATAATGTTCCAGCTGAATTGTTTGATGCACCGATTGCTACGAAATTAGTATTACCAGGATCAACAATAATATAAGCAGACCCTATATCAAACGACCCATCATTAACAATAGTTCCAGTTGAAATAGAACTAGTAGTTGATGAAAAACCATAATAATATGATCCAGCTTGAAGAGATTGACGATTTCCACCATAAATTAAATCAAATGAAATACAATCAATAATATATGACATATCACGATAGCATTTATCAGAATCATATGTAAATGCAGTTGAGAATGGAGCAGCATTTAATCCGTTTTGGTTATTAATCCAAGATATTATTTCTGATTGAATAAAATTTTTGTTTAACTGTAGTAATGTATATGCATTTAAAATTAATTCATCAGTTGTAATATCTCCATTTGGAACTATTGCATTAGTTACATTTGATGGGATAGTTGCTCCATCAATAAGAACACTAGATGTGCCACTAGAAATAATATTAGTTATATTAGTCATCAATTTTAGTAATGTTGTTTGACTAGATTGACTGGCAACCAATGATTGATTTATAACTTGTGCTGTTTTATTTCCACCACTCGCAGGATATGTTTGATTCAATACTACTGCTGAAATCACATCTTTTGCATGATTTAATGCTGCTTGGGTTTGGCTTGTTTCATTTGGGATTGTAGTTCCATCTTGAAGCCAATATTGTAATCCAGCAAAAGTAGATTGTGAACTACCAGAAAATAACAAATCAAATGCTAATGAATCAACAATTAATCCAGTATCTCTTGCACATTTTACTTGGTCATATACGTATCCAGCATTGAACATGCTGTTTACATACGCAACAACTTCAGTTTGTAAAAATACTTTATTTGCTTCAAGAATAGCTGCTGCATAAATTATGCCAGTATCTGTTGTTGTTTGAAATCCGGTATCAGTAATTATTCCAGTATTTGAAACAATTTTATTAGTTGTTCCAGCAGTTCCATTTTTAATAATGTCCATTATTAATTCAAATTCAGAATCTATTACAGCAACTGCTGCATCAGAACCTGCTGCTAAACTTGTATTTTGTGAAACATTATTTCCAACAGATTTTATAACTGTTTGATTTTTTACTAATTTTTTTGAAACTTCTTTTGCGTGTTCTAATGCTGATAATGTTTGAAATATTTCACCTGGAATTTCTGTGACTCCTTGTGACCAGTATTGAACAGCGGCAAATGCTGTTTGTGTATTACCACCAAAGAGTAAATCAAATGCAATAGAATCAATTATTAATCCAGTATCCCTGGAACATTTTGCTTGATTATACTTTAGTGTTGTTAAAACAGCCGTTTTTGTTTTAAACGTATTTAATGGTATTAATGCCATGTGTTAAATCCTCTTAACCTTCAATTGCTAATATAAACGGAGTCATTTCTGCAAATAAACTTTTTTGGAATGTTCTTCCGCTTAGAACACCCGTTGCTTGACTGATCACTAACCCTGGACCTATTCTAAAGTCTCCATTTTGGTCAGTAGATGTAAAAAATACTTTTCCACCATCTAACATATTTACCTCATTTGGCTGATTAGGGTCAAGTCTTCCTACTTGTGGTAATGCACTATAATTTGTTCCAGCACCAACATATTCAAATAAGTATCCAGATGCTGACATATAACTTCTTTGGTAAAAGTTAACGATAGAACCATCAGGAATTAAGTTATAATTTGTAACATTATCTTCTAATTGTACAATATGATATGTGCCTGGCCGTGAATAATACGACAATCCAGAATATACTGCATTATAATTAACACCATTACCACTGATTAAATCATATGCCACATTAATACAAATTAATTTTACATCTCTTCTACATTTACTTTTTTTATAATCTAATTGGTACCAATTGCTGCCGTATGAAGCAATTGATATTTGATTTTGAATATATGCATAAATTTCTTCCACGCAGAACTCTAGATTAGCAAGTATTAATTGTGCAGCATCCCCAGCACCTTTTGTTGGAACACCTTTTGATACCAATGTTATTCCAATATGACTTACTATTTCAGCATCACTATACTGATGTAAAGTTGATGTAAGATCTGATGTTATTGAATCGCTTCCTTTTAATATCGTAATAATGTTATCAATTAATCCAGTTCCAGGTATTGTAACACCACCAGATGTGCTAACACCTGTATAAATTAGATCAATAGCAGTTTGTCCGTCATATGCAACATTAAAATTTTGTGGTACAATAGTTTGCAAACTAGTTATAGGAGCATTTTGAACTATACTTTGTAATAGTCCAGCTAAAATTTCTAATGATTGAATTTCTGGATTAGCACTATCAGATGACCCATCTATTGATATTGGTGTAATTTGTTTTTGAGGTAGAATCAACCCACCTAAAACAATAGGTGTTATACCATCTGATTTTAATGATGGGTTATTTGATATCTTACTTGATAAAATAGTATAATATGCATTACCACAAGAAAACAAAGTAAAAAAGCTAGGATTATTAATATCACCACCAGATTGTGTTATAGGCTTACTTAAGTATACTGTTTGTGGACCTAAATCTGTAATGGTTGTTCCTGTTTGTAAATAACTAATATTTGTTACTAAATCTTTATCACTACCATATTGATCATGCAAATATAATGCTTGTCCAATAAACATATCAGATACATCAATTCCAGTTATTGTTAAATCGCCTTCTGTAATAGTAGAAAAAGTAACTGTTGCTGTTAAGAATCCAGGTTTATTTTGTGCATTTACATAAGTTGGTTCAGGAATAACTTCCATCATTAACGAAATATGAGGTCTATATTGAGTATCAGGAACAAATACACACAACTGTTGTTTGTAAGGGAAAAATCCTGATGGATAATATTGGTTAACACCAAATGAATTAGATACCGGATCATATGCAAAACCTGATGGGTTATATATTGTTCCAGAGAATTCTCTAGGGCCATATCCTTTGGCAATCATACAATAAGTACCAAAGTTAGCATTAGAGTTTGTAATAGATGCAATACCACCGTTGTCAGCTTGAACTGCGATAGAACTAAAGATTGTAAATACTGATACTAACTGAACATATCCTTTATTTGTTACACGAACACCTCGTCCACCTTGGTTTACCTGTGTAAAAGCATCAGCAACAAATGATCTAACTGGCGAATTATCAGTAACAACATCACCATCAATTAGCATTCCACCCATTGCACCCCATGGATCACATTTTCTATTATTCCATCGTTCTGGTATTGTAGATTCTACTACTGGATAAACAGTAGTATAACCAAAATATAATGTAGAATTAATACCAATACCAACGGCTGGGTTATCTAATGTAATGTCATATATAGCATTTCCATTTCCATCTACTTGTATAAAATTACACGCAGTTACCTTAGTTGATTGTTTAACATTATCAGCACTAAGTCCAGTTGCATAAAATAATGATGTTCCAATATGCTTTTTATATGCAGCATGTCCATACGCAGGACCATGTTGTATAATATCAGTAAGAATATTAATATTTCGTTCAATGTATGGTATAGTTATTATACCATTAGACCATGCACTGTTAGTTGTTTGTTGTATTGATGGAGCCCATCCAGGGTTGTATAAAACATTACGAACAATACTTTGCATTGCAGTTGAAATTTCATTAATTGCTGCTACGCATACTGTTGTTTCTAAATTAGTTAGGACAGATACATTATCCACATAATATGAAACAGCCAAATCAAATGTTCTATAATTACCACCTAGTAATATATCTTGTGAAATAGCATCTATAATATAGCCAACATCTCTTTCACTTTTTGCACTATCATATACAAAAGTTGGGTATTGGTTACTAATAAATGAAGTAATATCGCTTTGAATATATGCTCTATTTGCTTGTAATAACAACTCACCACTGTCTAATCCGAATTCTGGACCAGTGCTATAATAAATTGTTGGCGTGTTTGCAATATCTAAAATTATTGATTTGATTATATCAATATTAGTATTAAATGGGGTAACTGCGATGTCTGCATTTTTTAATAATTCTGGTGTATATACTGGAATTCCAAATTTAGCAGTACCAGATCCAGCTCCTTTTCCAGTAGCAACGAAAACAGTTCCGCCGTTATTATTAACTGCACCAATTAATCTAAAATCAGTATCAGCTGCATCAACGATTGTATATGTTCTACCAGTAATAAAATATCCAGCATTAACTGTAGTATTATCAAATAAATCAATAACTGTACCAGTTCCGTTTGCAGCAGCAACAATACTTGCTACTAATGTTTTAATATAATCTAATCCATTGTTAGTTTGTAGCTCTTGACCAGAAATATAACTAACCGCACCATCCCAATAGGCAACACCTGTTTGAATAGATTTTGAATTACCACCAAATGTAGTATCATATAATACATGTTCAATAATTATTTGAATATCACGTCTAAATTTTTCAGGGTCATATATGCTGTTAAATGGATCCCATAATGGATTAGAAATTGGATACGTAACTCTTATATGTTCTAAAACTTGTTCTTGAATAAATTGGACATTGGCTAGAATCAAAGTTCTAGCAGTAAAAAATCCTTGGTCTTGTGGTGCTGTATTAATTGACATTCCAGTTTTAACGGCAGTAGTAATGTCACCACTCAACGCTTCAGAAACTGAAATTGTAATGTTTATATCACCATCGTCAAATCTTTCACAAGTAGCTACCGCTAATGGTAATTGAACAGTTTGATTTGGTATAAACATAGTACCATCATATAACCATGGGCCACTCTGATTAGTACAGTTTTGAACATATGGCGACTTATATACTGTTATTTTACCAGTAGTAAATGCTGCTGTTGTATATGTTTCAGATGCTACACTAGACATTGATATCTGTGAGCTAGAATCAATTGAAACTACAGTTGTACCATTAGGAAATAATTGAACTCCAAAGACTATTGGACTTTCAATTTCCATACCTATAACAATATTTTCAGTGTCGCTCACTGATGTAATTATATTACTACCAAGAGTAGTATCACCATTGAAAATAAATTTATAATTAATTGGAAATGATACTGAATATGCACCACGATCTAAATTTGGATTTACAATTCCACTTCTACCATTTATAAATTGCATTTGTGCAAGATATGATGAACTATTAACATGGAATAAATCCTGTGTTTTGTTAATAGGTTCAACTTCAGTTGTTCTTAAATCGCTACCAATAATAGATGTATACGGTTTTACAACAATTGGATTATTTTCTAAATAACGTCCTGCTGCAACTTTGATAGATGTTCCTGGTTGATATAATGGTGATTTTACCGCACCAGAAATAGTTCTACACGCGCGTGAAGGATCTTGTGCTGAACCATCATTGGTATCTGACCCATCCATTGTTACATATATGACATTAGTAACTACAGGCGCAGTACCATATGGTGTACCTGTTACAAAGATATCACTATCAATAACGGTCCTTCCAGAATCTACCTGAACTATATAGTCGCCTTGTTCAACTGTTAATACTCTTGACATTTATACTCCTTAGTTGGAGGGCCTTTATAGCCCTCCGTGTTTTTTGTTGCTTAATTAAGCAGTTACTATTTGAACATAGATACCAGATGCAGCATCTAATTTCCATGGTGCAGCTGCACCCGTTGCATATAAATAACCAGAACCACCTGGTTTTCTAGTTAATAATGCTTTATGAGCAGTTAGTTTTGTAACCCAATATGAATTACCTGCGCTATCAACAACTGTGATATCCATCTCGCCATCAGCAGATGAATCTTTACCAACTAATATTGCAGAACGAACTGACCATGGTTCACCAGAAACCAAAGTTGCTGTTCTTACAGCATATCTGCGACTTGCTTCTTGTTTAACAATATCAACCAACACACGTGATCCACTTACCCAAGCATATGCAATAATAGCATTTTCTTGATTAGTAACTGAACCAACTGCGCCACTATCAGTTGTTAATACAACTGTTCCTAATGTTCCGTTAAATGTTCCACCAGCTTGTGTTGGTGATGCAGTATAACCAGAACCTTTATTTGTAATAGTTGTTCCTAATGCTTCATATGTTATAGTTAAAGTCAATCCTGAACCTACATTTGCATCAGATGTTGATGCAGATTGTGCACCAGCAGCCAATGTTGTAAATGATCCAACAGTTGCAACAGCAACAGAATTAACAGTACTATAGGTAGTACCATAAGTAAATGTTGCACCAGTAACACCAGTCCCAGCAACGATTGTTAATGGATTAGTTGCATTAACAGAATCAGCATAGTTTGCATATAATGTAGCAGCTGTTGCGGTTGGTGCACCCATGTAATATGTTTGTCCAGCAGCAATTGCAACTCCACCAATCGATAGTGTCCCAGTAATTGACGCACCACTAATAGTAACACTAGTTCCAGAAATATTTGCAGTAGTAGTTGTATCAAATCCAATAGTTGTTGCACTAGCTCTTACTACAGTAGTCAACGTTCCAGTTCTTAATGTTGGGGTCCAAGTTGATGATGCATATATAATAGAACCAGTTCCTGCTGGATATGCTCGTGTTTGTGAACCACCAATAGTTGCTGACTTTGCTTTTGATAAAATTGTTGCAGTAGCAGTTATACCATTTGGAATAGATGGTGCTGTAAAAGTTATAGTTGGTCTGGTAGTATACCCACCAGCTGGTCCACTAACTGCTGCGCTTAGAACTCCTTCACCACCGATATTATCATCAGTAGTAGTAGCTGAGGTACCGATATTACGGTTACCAAAATATTTTTTATTTAAAGGTCTTCCCATTTTATTTGTCTCCTTGACGTTTTAGGTCATACGTTGTATGGTACAACATAAGTCCACATTGAAGTGGCTCTTCTATGACAATGTATTTATCCAAAGTGGATACGTAATGCTAATTGATTAATATATGCTAAATCACGATGTGGCAATGTTTCATTACTTTGAAATGCAACAACTGCACCAAATGTAGGGTCTGTTATATCAGTTGTAGTTAGTGTAGTCCCCCACATATCAGTTGGACCACCGTATACATTATAATCTCCAATAACAGGTAAATTATGTTGGTATGCATATTGTGTTGTCATATCAACCCCATAATTCAATCCAATTAAATTACCGTTTAATGTTAATTGAATTGTTAAATCTTGAATTCTAGCAGATCTTTTTATATTTACTCGTAATTCTATACCAACAATTGTTTCAGATAATAATGGTATTTGATAGTCTGTCATCCATATTTGATTGGTTTTAGACCTAAATCGTTCCATCCATAAGCCAGGTATGGTATATAATGTGTCAGATGAGACTGCATATGCATCGTTAGATGTTGAGGATGTTACATCATTCCATGGGATTGTATAGTAAAAATTATCACTAACTTGTTGAACAGTATTGGCACTAATAAAATCTGTATTCATGAATGTATTTATACAAAAAAACCACCCGAAGGTGGTTATTTCTACTTACTTTTACAATTATCTCCGTGCCATCGTGGATAAGTATTTACTGGTATTTGCTGTTGACAATGTGGGCATAACTTTTTTGGTCTAACTAACCCACGTTGTGCAGATGCTCTTTTTTCTATAACTTCTGCACTAAACTTTCTACCAGTTGCTTTATCCCTCATTTTTTTCTTGGTTTCTTCACTATGAGTTTTACCAAACATATTATTATTACTACCCTGTTTAGCAATCGATAATTTTTCTTTCCATTCTTCACTAAATGGTTCACGTTTTCTTCCAAGTTTGCTTTGGCTTATCTTTTGTCTAGCTTCTAAATTTTTAGAGCCATTTTTATCACCTAATATAGCCTCACGTTGTTTACGCTTACCATCTTCACTTCTAGTAAATTTGGCACCATACATAGGATTATTTTTACCAGATACCTTATTACTTTGAAGTATCGCATATTCTTCTTTTAATTTAGCATACACTCTTGATGTGATTGCGGTTGTATACCTGTATTGTTTAGTATTTTCAGCACGCATTATTCGCAATGCATTAAGCATTTTCCAATGTTCTTCACCAGTTGAATATATTTTAACTAATAACCAATGACATATAAAATGTTCTCTTGCCGTTAGTTTTACTATATTATCATCGGTATCTAACCCACCTAAACTTTTTGGAATGATATGATGGTTTTCACTATATTCTGATAATAATCTATTTTTTGCATTTTCTGTTAGTATGCTATACCATTTTTTATATTTATTCATATATCTATTTATGTTTCTTAGTTCAATATAGAATATTATATCACAAAAAAACCACCCGAAGGTGGTTTTTAATTGATATATTACAAATAACTAAGTATTAGCTAAATTTAACGTTTGCACTATTAATTTGAACTAAACCTAAGTAATCCGCAGCATTACCTAAAGATGATGCAGTATTACTAAGCTCCACGTAGCCATATCTTGTCATAAAGCTTACAACTGGTTCGAATGTTGATGGATCTAAAACAACACCACTTGACATCAATGGAATGTATGGGCAGTAAAACGCTGGAGCGTCTGATTCAGAAGCACCTTTATAGCCAACCAAGATTGAAGTTGCGTCGTTAGCGTAGCTGTTTACATATACTTTTAATGCATTGTTTAAAGTACCAACAAATTTAGTATTTGTAGGAGCTTCAAAAGTACCTTCTGTAGTACGAGCAAAAGCTGAAGTAGTAGCAGATTGTAAAATTGTTAATGCAAATGGAGATACAACAGCATAGTTACCAGCACCACGACGTGTACGTTGTGCAATCAAGTTGCTCACACGGTTGATTTGGATAGCTAAAGCAGCATGTTCATCACCTACGAATGTAGCTGTACCAGATACATTTGCTTGGTCATAAGTTTGTGTTGGTGTACCAGCTAATGAAATTAAAGACCCGATGATTTCTTGGTCAATTTCAGCAGTAATTTCTTGAGCTAGAGCAGCCATAATTTCTGCTTCAACATCAATACCTTGTTGTGATTGTGCATCTTGTGCTGATTCAAAAGTCCAACGAGCACTCAATTTACGAGTTTTCGCTTCAACAGTTTGTTTCAAGATTTGGATGCTCATTCTTTTACCAGCTTGTCCTTCTAAGCTAGCAGTTGAAGTTGCTCCAGCAGGTGATGTATCATTACCTGAATAAGCTTCTGCAATTTTAAATGGGCTTAACGCTTCTTCACCAGCAGTAACACCAGTTGCACTATCAGCATAACGAACACGTAAAGTGTGAATTTGGCCAACAGGACCTGTCATTGGTTGTACACCAACTAATTCGTTAGCAATAACTGTAGGCATTACACGACGAATAACTGGTAAAATAACACGGTTTAAAGTAGCAACGTTACCAGCTGATGTAGCACCAGCAGTTGCGCTTTCTGTTAAATATTTACGAGTGTTTTCTAAAGTTACACCCATTACTGATTTTTTTGTTCCTTGTAGACCTTCTAATAGGGCTTCTTTCGTTTCCGCCCAACGGCCATTAAGTAGTTCTGACATTTAATTTCTCCTTAAATTTAAAGCCCAGCGAGTCTACGCATATCAATGATATTAGAGTCGTCGCTGCTACGATTGGTTTTGGAAATTTTATTTCCAGTTATTTCTTTAGCCTCTACTAGTGCCTGTCTTTTCTGTGGAGCTTTTCCAGCTACAACAGCAGGTAAATACTTTTCGAAACTTTCATTAAGTTTTGAGGTTTTTACACTCTCCATTAATTCATTCATAATTGAACGTTGCTCGCCATTTAATGGAGATAAAAGTTCGCTCATAATTTCTTTTCTTTCTTGTGCTTCTTTCAACGCACGGATTTCTGCTTGTTTACTTTCTAAAATCTTTTCCGCTTTCACAACCGCGTGGGCCGCTTCTTGCATTGCTTGATCTTTCATGTCTATGACTTTGAGTAATTTAGCAGTTTCCGATTTTTCACTCAAGTAACTAGTCTGATATTCAGCTGCAAATGCTTCGAATAACTTACGACCAAACTCTTGTCTACGAGCTGCTTCAATGTCTTCTTTTAATGATGTAATTTCAGAACGTAATCCTTTATTTACAACACTTTCAACCATTGTTGCCGCACGTTGAACAAATTGTTCTTTTACTTTTTGTATTTCTTTACGACCTTCACGAAGTACTTTAACTTTCGTTTCGGCTAATTCTTGTTTATCTTTGTAAAACTCTGTAATTTCTTGAGCTAGAGCTTCAACTACGAAATTTTCTAATGTGCCAAATTTACTAGCCATTTGTATTTGATCTTCGTGCAATTCTTTAACTTCAGAAGCCAACTGACGAGTTACGAATTGTTTCATAACACCAGCACTTTCTGAAATTTTTCTAGCATATTTAACTTTCATTTCTGCTAATTGCTTACGATCATCTGCAAACTCACCGATTTCACTTTTTAGTTGGTCAGAAATCATGCGATCTACTGCTTCAACCATTGTCGATTTATCGTGTTCGTATTTTTGTGCAAATTCTTCACGTAATTGTTGACTTACTTGTTCACGGTTTTCGTTTATTTTACGATCCCAAGCTTGTTCAATTGACTCTTTAATCTCACCAGATATCACATTGTTTTCAAATAACTTGTTTAATGCATCTAACATGTGGTTCTCCTATTAGTGGAGATTTCCTGTATAATACAGGTTCTCGGTTTTGTTATACGTTGGTATTTCTACTGCGGTATTTAGTTTCGCAGCTTTGTTAGCTGCTTTTGTTCTTTTTATTTTTGCTATCGTTTCTGGTGAACGAGATTTCCCTTTCAAAGATTCACTGCGTTTTTTATTTGATTCTTCAGAATGGATTATACCAGTTAAACCCTTGTTCCACGCTGGTTTACCGTACATTGGGTTATTTTCACCCTGTTTTCTAATACTCAATTTTTCACGAACTTCATGACTAATTGATTTTCCAAAAAATGGTTGTTTTTCTTTTGGTAGTCCTTTATTCCATGCTACTTGTAATCCAGTTTTACCTTTATTACTTGTGGCTATTCCAGTAGTAGAGAATTTTCCAGCACCATTGTGTTGATTAAAACTCATGTTACTGTCCGCAGCATTTAAACTAGTTAATAATTTACTTTCCAATTCTCTAATATATGGTGGATTACCAATAACCAAAATGGTTCTTTTCCAATTAGACCGATCTTCAATTATCATTGGTCTAACAAGTTTACTGGAACAAATATAGCCATCATTTGGATGACAATCTTTTCTAGTTCTAGAGCCTATGTACCATTTTCCAGATAATTTATTTGTCCATTTATACAAATAAGCAATCGTCATTATTTCAATCCATTAATAATATTAACTAAAGATTCTTTGAGATATTTTTGCGCGTGTGGATCACCTTTCACCTCTTGCGCTATGCGAAAGGCATTATAACCACCTTTTGTATTCATAAGATGTTCATAAATTGGTGTTGGGTAAGCACCTGGAGCGGATGGCTGGGCCACCATATCTACTGTGATAATCTCAAAATCTGATACTTCATTAGAACCGTCACCGCTGACGTTTCCAGAACCTCTAGAAGACACTCCCAATTTAACTCCACTTTCCAGCATTGTTTTAATCAGTTGTCCCATAGGGGTTGGCAAGATTTTAAGCTTGCCGTAACCATTTGGTCCGTCCATCCACATATTAGTTATCATATGGGATACACGGTCCAAATTTATTTTTAGATCATCTGGATGATCTACTTCTCCGAGAACTGAATAACCGTTCTGAATCTGATCATTAAGGGTCTTAACAGCCTTGCTAATCTCACTAACAGGATAAACTCGTTGGTTGGCATTGCGAATGCCTCCCTGAATGCAAATTCCACTCATATACAAGTTTTTACCGTCTCTGTCATCAGATTCAACAATCATATTAGCTTCGTTGAAACTGAGGTTTTCTCGGAGATGAAACATATTTTATTTACCTCTAAATAAACTTGTGTCGTTTACTGATTTTTCACCAGTACCTTTTTTCTCAGCACCGTGACCTTTACTAACTGAACTTAATTTTGTAGCTGATTTAGCACCAGGTACATTTACGTTACCGCCAGTTTGTGGTTTTGTAGCTGGATTTAACAATCCACCATTTGATCCACCTTTTGTTTCATCTGAAGAACGACCAATTACTTTACCACCCATGTCATTTTTCATGTTGTCAATAACTGATTTAGTTTGAACACCATTGTCACCATGTTTTGGTAATGCAACTTTGTTTACATATTCCATGAATGCTTCCATTTCATCTTTTGGAAATTTATGGTTAACTGTAATTTCTTTAACTTCTTGGTCATCAGCACCTAACTCAGCGCCAAATTCATCTTCTTCACCTTCTTCGTCACCAAATTCTGGTTCTTCTTCACCACCAAACATATCAGAATGTTCTGGCTCATTTTCTTCACCAGCTAACAATTCTTCAAATTCAGCTTTTAATTCTTCTAATGCATCTTCAAGGTCCATTACGCGATCTTCTAAATCACCTTCACCCATTTCATCATCTTCTTCGTCACCAAATGGATTTTCTGAATCATCTTCTTCATCATCTGATTCTTCATCATCACCAAAAGGATTTTCTGAATCATCTTCTTCATCTGATTCTTCTTCGTCTTCTTCAGAATCAGTTTCTTCTTCCTCTTCTTCTTCAGAACCTGGGAAGTCTGATTCTAATAATTCTTCATATATTTCACGTGATTTTCCAACAACAATGTTGTGAAAAATTTCTTTTGCTGTTTCTTGATCTTCATTGATCAAAGCTTCAAGCATAGCTTCAAATTGTGCGCGATCTGTCATTAGTAATTCTCCTGTTAATATTACATGCAAGGCTGTATCTTATTTACATTATTTAGTAAATATGTAGCTATAATAGTCAAAAAAGGCTATTTTTGTGAATTTATGCAGTAGGTGGTGGTGTAGAATACATTGCATGAATAAAATCCAATTCTGCTTCTTGCTCTAATAAATGAGCTTCACTACTTTTTCTAAGTTCATTTAATTGACCTAAAGTTAGTCGTGACTTTCTAGTATCACCACGGTGCATAGTAGTCTCATCACGTTTTGGTTCGTAACGTAACTCACTAGCAACCTGTCTAGTATCTGGATCTATATAAAATAATTCTCGTAAAATCATAATGTATTTATACTTGTGGAGCAGAACCTGGCATTCCACCAGGCATTCCAGGCGCAACACCAGGTGCACCCGCTTCAGATGGTGGCATTTCACCTTCCATACCGTCTGGTGCACTTAAATCACCAGCCATGCCCATATCACCTTCAATACCAGCAGCTGATAATCCAGCACTTCGCATTTCACCAGCCGCATCAGTATGTGTTGGTTGACCTTTTCCTGATTCTTCACCCCATAAACGTTCATTCTCTGCCATTTCATCATCACTCAATCCCAAGAAACGTTTCATAGCAAATCTTTTACTCATATATGGAATACCCTGAATAGTATTAAATGTATTAATACGTTCAGTATCCATTGCAGCTTGTCGAGAACTTGCAAAGTTCATTGGCGGATTAAATGACAATTCAAATAAACTAGAATCAATATTTACACCACGTGAATTCATAAACAATTTAAATTCATTATCAAATATAGCTGTAATAAGATTTTGCAATCTTTCACAGTATTTGTTAAATCTTAATTCTTGAATGTATGCTGTTCCAACACGTCCATCATTAAATGATGCTTGACTATCATCTGCACCAGTTGGTAAGTAAGAACTTGGTATACGTAAACCACGGAATAATTTGTTGGTAAAGTATTTTAAATCATCAATTTCACCAAGGTTTGTACCACCTGGTAATACATCAACTTTACTACCACGACCATCCGCAGTCATCGGGAAGAAGTAATCTTCATTTATTGAATTTTTAACAAAAATTCCACTTTCGATTGCAAATGTATGATAATCATGCCAGCATTCAGTTCCGTCGATTGTTATAGTACCGGTATCTCTATTTGAAATCTTTTCAATCTTCACTACTTTATGATTAAAAGTTTCAATATTTTTAACGAATGTCTTCCAATTCTTATAACCAAATTTGTTAATAAGTCGATCTAATTTACTATAACCAAATTTTGAAAAATCAATTTTACATTGTGCATTTTTGTATTCCATTTTGGTAGAATTCTCTTTCCTAACCATTTCTAACAATATATTGTCATCATCACACAATGAAATAACTTCATTTTTATTTGTATAACCAGCGTTAACCTTGTCAGCTATTCGTTGTAACATCGGAAAAGTCAAACTCAATTCTTGATTTTTAATTTTTACTCTTGATTTAAGATTGTTATCAAGAATTTTTTTAAATTCTGGGTTATTTTTAATATATTGTTTTCTAGATGCACTAGCAGCAGATTTATATCTTTGCATTGTTTCTCTGTCATTTTGTCTCATCCATACTGCTTTCTGTTGTGCATTACGAATATTCCATAGTGCAGATGTTCGTTCAACAGGAGTCATCTCAGCCCAATATTTTTTTAATGATTTTGAAATTTTATCAGTCATTTGACTTCTATATTCATCACTCATGTTTTTCCAAAAATCATGTTTCTGAACAGAATGATATAAAATATGATCTTCTTTATTCATATATGTTAGATTTCTTGGATCATTATTAAATCGATTACTGTCTTTATGATGAATAGTACATTTTGCAGAATTTACATATTCTGCAAGATATGTAAATTCTTGATGTTTATCACGTTCTCTAAAAAACTCACCAACCATTCTATGTGTCCAAATCCATGCTTTTGTTTCATGATCCCATACTTGTTGATACTTGTTAGTTTTACCACCGGATATCGATTTGTCTCTAATATTAAAAGCAATTAAACTGTCATCGGCTGCCAAATCTTTCGCTTCTACAAAACCTTTACCAAATACTGGTATTTTGTGATCAGGTGTACATATCAATGTTTCACCATTATCAAAAGTTAATTGTATAACCTCGGTATTTTTTCTAGTGACGCCAGCCCAATTAATAACACCAGGTACAACTTTTCCTGTTTCTGGATTACAGCTATATGCCCAATTTTCTTTACCTTGTTCAAATTCAGTTATTAATTCATTTAATGTCAATACTCTACCGTCTAATAATGGTATTCTAGTAGATAAATCAAGACATAGGGGATTATATGCGCTATCTATTACATTTTGTCCACCACCAGTTTGACTTGGTATTCTTCTTTGATGTATTTCATTTTTAACACGCTCAACAAATGCCATTGCTAAATGACTTGGCATATTTCCAACATCAATATGAAATACTCTGCGTTCTGGTGCTCTTTGAATACGATATATTAAAATTGCATCTTCTAATAATTCTTTTTGTTTGTATACTTTAAATACATTTTCTAATAAACTATTTCCAAATGGAAAATTGTTATCCAATCCTTCAGATAATGATAAGTGAATAACATGTTCAGAATTAATAGCATGTTCAGTTTCTGCTAATCCCCAACGATTACCAGTACTAGATGCAGATGCTCCAGATGAACCACTATTGGTTGGTCCAGCACCTGAATAGCCGCTACTAGGAATTACACCCATTCCATTTTGTCGTGGATTAACATTTGGTGTTATTTGTGTAGCTACTAAACTTTCAAAATTTGGAGCTAAATCTTTAATAACATATTGTTCTGGTTTTTTACCATCACTTTCGTTGACTATAATTTTTACAATTTTAGTTGGGTCAACCCATGTCCATTTTTGTGTTTCAGGATCTCTGATGAAAAATGCATCACCATATTTAAATACATTTCTAACAATGCGAAATATTCTAGTATCAAATAATTGTAATCTATTCCATTGTTGTAAATATTCACCCAATATTCTTACTTCAGAATTGGTTGCTTTACTACGCCATTTAACATTAAATGGGCTTTTACCGTCTTTTTCTTTTTGTGTACAGAATTCTGCTAATATATCGAGCGCAGCATTTACTTCTGGATCACTGTCCATTACTTCATATTGTTGATATCTGTCCACTCTATTTGGACTACCAGTATAAACATCAGGTAAGTAACTAGAATAATTAGTTCTAGCTGGTCCTGCCTTAGATGTATTACCGGATACTGGACTTAAATTATTGCCCTGTTCTACCGGTGTGAAGAATTTTTTCCATGCCATTTATGTATTTCCTTATCTTGCGTGTAAATCACGAGATGTTCGTTTAGTTGCTCTATATATATTATTTTCGACGTCAATCATTTCAGTAGTATTCGATACCAACTTAACCATTATTGTATTTAACTTTGTTAGCTGATCATTAAGATCTTTTATAGTTACTGCCCCAGTTTCAGGCAACTGTGGTTTATTTTCAGGTGGAACCGGTGGTTGAACAGCAGGTGGTACTGAATTATTTCTTTTATACATTTCTGATGATTCAAGTTTTGCTAAATTATTTTTTGATATATTTTCCAGTTGTGTAAAAACATCATTTGGAGATTTTTTACCCATCATTTGTTGTTGCATTTCTGCAATAAATTGCGGCATTTTATCTTTTGGAACTACTGCTTCCATACCGTGTAATGTCATATCAGTACCAGCACCAAAATTTTCAAACCATTCACCAGTTGCTTCTTTAGAACCACCAGCTCGTCCTGGTTTTGTAATATGTCCAGGAGGTTGAATAATTGGACCAGAAACTTCTGGACTTGGCTTGATTTTGGCATCAAATTGATTTAATCCAATCTCCATACCTTTTGCTGCTCCCTTGGTAATTGCTGCAAAACTACTTTCAGCAAGCGTTTGAATATTTGTTAGCAGGTCTTTTGTCGCAGTGCCATTATTCAATGATTTACTAAAATTATCTATAGCACTACCCATACCACCAATATTATCAGCAAATGCCTTTCCGTCTATGTTACGTAGTTCAGTAAGATTATCTAATAATTTTAATTGTTCAATTTCTCTACCCCACGCATTATTCAACGATTCTTGAATTTCACCGGATTTTTTGCTGAAATCTAGCAGTGTTGTGCCAACTTTTACATTAAATTGAGTAGCTTCAGTTCCTTTTGACTTTATCCCTTCAACATCTAGTCCTCTTTGGTCTTTTTCAACGATCTCTAATCTTTTTAACAAACCCTCTTGGATTTTTATATTATTTTCATCGGAAGTTTTATTTGTTGCACCACCCCCACCCTTTAGTGCTCCCCTCTGATTTTCTAATAAACTTTCTACAAATTCGTTATTTATTTGAGTCATTGCAATGTTATTAAGTGATGTATCTGACAACAATTTAGCTTTTGCAGTTTCTTGTGCAATTAATGAATTACGTTCACCCGCTGCTCTTTCTTCGGCATTTCTAGACATCATTTGTTGAGTGGCTGCTGATTGTGCACTATGAAGTTCTGCACCAGTTTGCATATTATAATAAATTGCTTTTTGGGTCATTTGACCGCCAGTAATTATCTGTTGCATCGAATCCCTGGCGCCTTCACCCATTGCCATTGCATTTTTATATTGGGTTTTTAATGCTGTTGTATCAAGTCCTTGCTTCTCCATTTCCCTAAATTTTGCTTGAACCCTCATATCATTTTGCACAGCAATCATATTGTCTTCTTGCTCTTTTCTACTGATACCAGTTAATTTGGCCATTTTGTCCATTTCGGTAGCCAATGCGACAGTTGATTCCCTAGCTTTTGCCTGATCTTCTTTCTTTTGTAAATCAAGGTGGCGTGATGATGACATTGTTATGGCTAATAATTTATTATATTCGCCTTGTTCAAATCCCATTTGTCTTAATGCATCACCATTTATATCAGATAGTTCAGTAGATACTTTTAAGAAAACTTTAGCACTTTCGGTCATGGTGCCACCAATAGAGGTAAACCCAATTTTTCCATAGTCTACTGCATCTATAAATTCATTGAATGTCATTCTAGTTTGGGTAACTGATGCATTTAATTGTCCAGCATCATTATTCAGTGCCATACCAAAATTACTATTAGCATATCGCCATTGGTCAAGACCAGATTTAGTACTATCGATAAAACTGTTCATTGTTTTGGCTACGTTACCAAAAATTCCAGTTGGTAACATTGATTCAAGACCAGAACCAGACCCAGAACTAAATGATGGGCGACTATTTCCACCAGTATTCCCAGTTATACCTCTAACTAACTTTTCAATACTTCTATCACTAAAATCTACTTGTTCTGTCATTTTATTTTCCTAAAAAATTTAATATATAAATATTCATATATTTATCAGGAATCTTATGTCAAACAATCCGTTACAAAATTATTTTAGACAACCAAAAATTTATTTAAAACTCCCAACTTTAGGTAAGTTTTGTGATGAATCAATTATTACAGGTGATGTAGAAAAACTTCCAATTTATGGAATGACAGGAATGGATCAAATTATTGTCAAAACACCAGATGCATTATTAAATGGTGAAAGTACAGTAAAGATTATTCAAAGTTGTTGTCCAAATATCACTAATGCTTGGGAAATTACAAATTTAGACGTAGATAGCATATTAGTAGCAATAAGAATTGCGACATATGGCAGTAATATGGATATTACATCTATCTGTAAATCATGCTCAACTGAAAACACATATGGAATAGATGTAAGTTATTTCTTAACACATTACAACAATTGTAAGTTTGAAACATCAGTTATGATTAATGATTTAATAATAAAAATCAAACCGTTGACTTATAAGCAAGCAACGTCGTTAGGTTTAGAAAATTTTACATTACAAAAACAATTGAAAAAAATATATGAAATGGATGATAGTGACGAACGTCAGATTTTGTTGTCAAACATTTATGAGGAATTTGGGGTACTTCAAAGTAAAGTATTATTGGCAAGTATTTCACACATCGAAACACCAGAAAGTATAGTTGCAGAATATGGTTTTATTAAAGAATGGTTAGATAATTGTGATCAAGATATAATTAGAAAAATAAGAAAAGTTATGGATGGTAACATGGATAGTTGGAAGATTCCACCATCTATTATTAAATGTCCTAGTTGTGGTCAAGATGAACCAATAAGTTTAGATTTAGATGCCGCATCTTTTTTCGCCAATGCCTAATAAGTATGTCTGATGACGAAATAGAAAAATATCTTATTAGGCTAGATAACGAAGTATTAGAATTTAAAGATCATTTGTTCAGAACAAGCTGGCATATGCGTGGTGGAGTAACTGTAAATGATTTACTCCACATTTATTCGTATGAAGATATGAATATTCTTGATAATATTATCAAAGATCATATTGAATTAACAAAAGAAACTCAAATGCCTATATTATAATTACCAATCAACTATATTATTAATAGACCCTGATTTAAGTTTGGATTGAAATGGTACTTGTTGAACTTGTGGATTATCAGGTGTATCTTTTGTAGCTGCACCTGGTATTGACATTCCCAAAGTTTGATCCATTTTTTTAGATATCCAGTCAACTGCTGCTACACTCCCATTCCCAAATACATCACCTATCACTGGGCTTGCAAGAAATCGTGCTATATAGTCGGCACCTTCCTTTGTGTTTACTACATAATTCATAAAATATAATTGAAGAGCGGTTGTTGATAATTTTGTTAGAAATGGAAACCACTTTGATAACAACCCAAACGTAAGCATATTGGCAGCACTGCCAACCATCTTAGATCCCATAGAACTTAATATCATAGTAGAAAGTGTTGATATAAATATCGCAGATCTTTGTTTACGATATGTTTGAAATGTTGCATCATTCCAATCACCTGCTTCAACATGTTCTATTCCTTGTTGTATTTCATCTACGTATTTGTTGATCTCATATCCAAATAATCCATATACACCAAGATTTTTAAGTATAGTAATACCAGAAGTTAATTGTTGTGATATGTTTTGTAATGGAGAAGCTATTTTAGCAGCACTGCTACCAAGTCCTACAGATTTTTTATTTTTTCCAATAAATTTTTTAATACCACCTAATATTGATGATTTAAGATTCTCATTTACAGGTTCATTTCTACTTATAATTTCATATACTTTCATTTTAAATAATCCATTTAATAATATATTTATCTATTATTATAAGGAGAACATAGTTCTCCTGTGGTTCACTTACGTTCACCACATTTCTCTTATTATCAAAGAGTAATTATATGATAGATATTCATCTAGATTACGATTTACGAATTTTGCCCCCCGAAGGGAGCAAAAAAATAATTTCATCTGAGTTGACTTCATTACCTAGAGTTACACTAATTACAGAGGCGGTTGGCCGTTACCTCGAAGTGCGTTTTTGTTTCATTGTCCAACGGTGGTATTAGGAAAATACTCTAGTCATATTCCTAATACGTCTGGGAATTACCCAGTCTTTTAGCCTTTTTTCATTTGTTCAAGTTACCGAAATTGGTTTTACGTAAGGCGTATCCAATCATCATCCACAACACGAGGTGTGGGTAGTCAGTAAAGTCACTGCTTCTGCACAGTTGTTACGCTCAATGTGAAGTACATTCCATTGCTAACGGCACCTATCAATCTACCGGTGCTAGTATATCAGAAGTGTTTTGCCTATTTGCCTAAATTGTGCCTTTGATTGACAAAGTTTTGAATTTTTTATTATTATGCTCAAAGAAAGCATCGTAGTCAAAAATTTGCCAAGTACCATGCTTAATAGAATGGTAAGAGAAGTATGGTAAGTTGTGCCAGTAAGTTGCCTGTGGTACTGCTATGAATTTGCCTTTTCGTGTTATTTTAAACATTAAAATGTTTATATCACCGGTATCGGTTACTTCAATCAATTGAGATAGCCAAGTTTCTAATTGTTTACATTCACCTTGGACTAATTGATGAAATGGAAAATCTGCATATGATTTGCATTCACAATTAAAATGTTTCCATTTATCTGGTGGGATAATATCCCCTTTCATCATTCTTATTTGACCATCTTGTAGAAATTCTTTACGTATTGAGTTTTTACCTCCCACGTATGCACCCGACGATGGAACTCGAATGAACTTTTCTTTGTAAAGTGAAGAGAGATGATTTGCTACATCTCTCTCCCAAGTGTTGCCTTTAGTTTTTGATTTGCTACTCATTTGGTTAGTTATCTTTATGAGAACCGACCGTACCCTGAATCTGTAAAAGTTTTCTTTGTTTTTTAGTTGTTGATTTAAATGTTCTGTCTTTATTAGTTTTATCACTAATAGTTTTGATCCATTCTAAAATAAATTTTCTTTGTTCAATGGTAAGTTTATTGATTTCACTTAACCAATACCTTGCATCTTGCCCGGAACGTTTTGTTCCTGCTTGAATCCAATGTAAATTTGCTTTATAATACTGTTGAAAAGCATGAATTAGCTTATCATGTATATCGTTATCAGTTGGAATTTGATCCAACTGCCAACTATAAATTCTTGGTGCGTAATCTTGTTTTGGCTCTACTTTCTTAGGCATATTATACTATAACTTTTCTGATTTGTCAACTAATTTTTTATTAAATTTACATTTTTCACCGTGCCATCTAGCAAAATTTCCAATAGATACTGATTTATTACAATATTCACAAGTTTTTGGTGGTAACAGATTTATTCTATCTGCAACCCACGGTTTTCCAAATGAAGGATTTTTTTCTTTTTTTAATCCTACTTTTGGGTTTCCTGTAAGTGCCTCACTAATTCGTTTATTATGCTCTGGTGGTCTAGATTTTGCATATTTTTTAACACCTTCTTTTTGCTTTTGGATTGTTTCAGCGTTATGTGTTTTTCCATAATGTGGTGATAGTAATCCAGTTTTTCCAAACATTGGATTTTTATCACCTTTTCTCGCATTACTTTTCTTTTGTCTAGTTTCTAAGGATTCTTTATAACCTAATTTATTACCTGGATCAAATTTAGCATTGCTTCTATTATAACTCATCACATTATTTTTTGCATCTAGGTAAACTAGATATGATGTTTCTAATTCTCTAATATATTTTGCTGATCCAATTACTAATATATCATACACCCAATCTTGTCTATTTTCTACAATCATTGGTTTTACTATTTTACTAGAACAAATGTATTTTTCATGTAACAGAGGAGTCCATCCTTTTTGGGTTTTAGAACCAATGTACCACATTCCAGTAGAAAGTTGTGTCCATTTATACAAATATGGTAAGGTATCAATTTTCATTATATTCTGGATATTCATATTGAGTAAAACCATTTTCTTTAACTACTTTAAGTATATTATTAACTCTTCCCGCTAATTCGTCTTTATGACTAATTAAAAAGATATTTTTATTACGTTCTCGTGCAATATTTTTCATAATACTTAACGCATTCTCAACACCACTTGCATCTAAGCCGTTGTCAACTAATTCATCAATAAATAATACATTTATACCTTGATATAAACTTTCCCATACATCACGAAATGCAAAACTTAAACTGAGAATAACTCTAGTCATCTCACCGCGACTGAGATTAAAAAAATCCAATTCTTGTCCTAGTTGCATAATTTCTACAGTTAAATCATTTTGAAATATAACTGTATGTGGTAAACCCATTTTATCAATATAATAAGTTAGTCTATTATTTAAGTATGCTAGGTTTTGGTCAATTATTTTTTTACGTATAAAACTATCTTTATTTGTTAATAATTTTAACAAAAATTCTTGATGATCTTTTAATGAAGTATAGTCATTTATTATACTCCAATTTATTGGTTGTAATGCTTCACTTTTTAATTCAATAATTTGGTCATCATATGGATTTATTTCATTAGATTTACTAGTTAATTGTGCATGTAAAGTAATCAATGTATTACGATGTGTTAATGCTTCTTCTAATGTTGGATAGTACGTTGATGGTTTTTCAGGTAAATCACCTAACTTCCATAATTGACTAATAACACTTTCATATTCATTTGAAACTTTATCAAGATATTGTTGTGATTCTTCAACTGTATTTTTACTAGATTCTAACATATCTTCATGTGTATGATCTTGTAGTTCTTGAGCACATGCTGGGCATATTTTTGATTCTACAACTGCTACATGATTAATATAATTATCATGATTTTTATTTGCTTGTTCAATTGCTGCTTCTAAGGTTGCTTTTTCTTTATTTAAACTGCTAATTTTTGTAGAAAGTTCATAGTATGATTTTAATTCATTATGCGCTAATAATTCTGCAGTCAAATCTAATCCTTCCAAATTTACAATAGATTCACCAAGTTTTTGAAGTTCATTATTATGTTTCAAATTCCAAGAACGTTGACTCATTGTTAATGAATCAATACTTTGTTTAATTTTTTCATTGGATTTTTTCATTGCTTCAATATTTGCATTTTCTTGAAAAATCAACTCTTTTGTTTGCTTAATTTCTTTACTAAGAATTTCTGCTTTTTCACTTAGCAAAGTGATACCAAGTAATTGCTCAATTATTTCACGCTGATCACCCGCCCTCATTGATAAGAATGGGTCAGTATAAGTATTCAATGCTACTATATGTTTGAACATATTATGACTCATACCAAATAATGTTTCAATATCTTTTTGAGTATCTTTTGATTCACCTTGGCTATCACTTTCTTCAACTTTGGATGGATCTGCAAGATTTATAAAATTAAAAATAGCAGGTTTTCTACCTCTTTCAATTTTATAATCAACTCCATCTTTTGAAAATGTTAGTGTAACTAACATATTTTTATTGTTAATCTTGTTTATAAGATTATCTTTTTTAATATTAGTTAGTGCTATTCCATATAATGCAAAACTCAATGCATTGACGATAGTTGTTTTTCCAGTGCCATTTCTTGAACCGGAATCATCACCACCTTGATCTAGATTTTCACCTAATACTAATGTTAAATTTTCTTGATTAAATGTTACAGCCTGTGTTTGGTTGCCAACACTCATGAAATTTTTTACTGTTAATTGTTTGACTTCTATGCTCATAATTCGTTATAAATTGATAATAAAATGTTTTTGTTATATTTTTCTGAATCTATCCCAATTATTTGATTAGAAACTATTTGGTCAATAGATTCGAATGTTTGAACATCTAATTGGGTATTAATTTCAATAGATTTCTTTTCTGGTATGAGTGTAATTTCTCTGATATTGTACTCTTTAATATATTTTTCTTTAATAAAAGTTGCTTCTTCAAATGAAATATCAATATCTAGTGATACTCGTAAATGTTGTTTTGGTTTTAATATGGTGTCAGCATTGTTTAGCAGTTGACTAAGTTTAACTGTTCTAAACGTTGGTTGTGCATCCCATGTAAAATATTCTGGTTGTCCACCCCATTCTAATACCATCATTCCACGTTCATCATCCCAAGCATCGGAATAATTATGAGGAAATGCATTACCAATATAATGCATATTTCCTCTTGATTGGCGTTTATGAAAATGACCACTAAACCCTAATTCATAAGAATTAAAACTGTCTAGTTGTAGTTCACCATGATCTGGCATTTGTACCATTGCATTCATAAAAAATGATGGGAGTTCAAAATGCCCAAAAATATATTTTGCATCTTTATTTCCTATTGATTTCCATTCATCGCCAACCAACCAAGGACACAATGTAACACCGCCAATGGTAGTAGGTTCTGTAACTACGTTAATACCAGGAATGTATTTTCCAAATTCAACAGAATGAATATCCCGTTTATCTTTATAATACAAATCATGATTACCTGGGAAGAAGTAAAATGCATCAAATGCTGCACCTAACTTTTCCAATGCTCTCAAACTGTAGTCCATAGTAGTAATATTGAGACTATTTCTGTTATGGTGCCAATCACCCATAAATATTCCGACATCACATCCTTCTTCTTTTGCTTTAGCAATAAACCAATCTATAAAATCATCACAATCTTGATTATGAATATTGCTATTGCTTTTCAAGCCAAAATGAAGATCTGTAAAAACTGCCACTTTTTTAAATAAATTACTCATGTATTTCCTTTTAATCGTAATCTTCGTTATGTCTACGTTCACCGGATTCATAGTCACCGGAGTTGGTTCTTGTAAAAGATGGGTTTAACCCATTAATTTCTAATATGTCATCTCTAATATCACGATGACGTTTTTCTATATTAATAATTCTAACAAAACTATTAATTACACATGATGTAAGATAAGCAAATGGATTATCGGATTTTGATTCATCAAATTGTAATCCTATACTAACAAGTTGTAGTATTGCTTGTCCTTTCATTTCATCATTATACGAATATCCCCTAACATTTCCTCTAGTGGCATATCTATCACACATCATTAGCATCATTCTAGCTAATCTGTCTGTCATTTTTCCTGCATTTTTATCAAAGACTCCGGTTTCTAAATCACCTTTCCAATGACTTTTCCCCACACAAATCAAATTATCTTGATCATCAAACTTCCAATGTTGAAATGGTTTAAAGTTTACTTTATCCCGTTTATCAGCATCTGATTTTGGATTTTTCTTACGAATATTATTCAGTGGTATATGGTCATATGACATCACTCTGAATATTAAATCAGTTTTTGCAATTTTTTTATAGTTTATTTCGCATTCTGCTACTTTTACTTTTTCACCAGATGCTTTTCTTGCATTGAATTCTATATCGGTTAATCTTTTTGCTTTATTTCGTTTAGCTTCTGCTATTGTTCGAATGTTTATCTTATCCAATGAAGGTAAAATTATGTCATATTGATGATAACTTGGATCAATAAACACGCAGTATGATGATTTTGATTTATGAATTTCTAATAATAGATCCTTATTGTTTAGATAATTTTTCGGAGGGGTTACTTTCATTAATATATCCTTATATTTCACTAATTATATCATAATATTAGTAGTATGTCAAGTATATATTTAAAAAATTTATAATATATAGACTTAATTATTTACTATAAATACAATATCATAAAGGAAAACCAATGAGTTCATTTGATTTAGGACAAAATTTATCATCAAATATTAGTGCTGCACAAAATGCATTTACAACCATACCAAATGTTGTTAATACTGCTACTAATTTGAAATCAGCATTATCGTCGGCATTTAGTTCTGGTGATGTTGGTAGTTTATTAAGAAGTGGTAGTATACCAGCTGGCGCGGAAGCTGTTGGAGACATATTGAGTGCCGTGTCTTCATTTGGTGGGGATGCTGCAGCGAATGATTGGAGAGTACGATTAAGTATTCCTAATTGGTCTAGTTTTAAAACTAGTCCTGTATTAACACCATTAGTTCAAGCGGGTGGTTTAATATTTCCGTATACACCTTCAATAATTATGAAAAGTAATGCCAAATATTCAGCTATTGATACAACGCATACAAACTACTCTTACCATGCTTATCAAAATAGTGAACCTGGTAATATTCATGTTACTGCTCCAATGTATGTTGAAGATGCAACACAGGCATTGTATTGGATTGCAATGGTGCATTATTTGCGTTCAATGACAAAAATGTTTACTGGAAGTGATGCCAAAGCTGGTAATCCTCCTCCTATTGTATATCTTAATGGATATGGTAATTATGTATTTAAAAATGTGCCAGTTGTTATTACCAGTATGTCAGTGGAGTTAGATGCTGCTAGTGATTATATTGGGTGTAACGTAGTTGGTAGTATGGCTAGTGAAATTGCATCTATATCAGACCAAGTTGGTGGATTAGCAGACACAATTGGTGGTGTATTTGGAGGATTATCTGGATTTACTAAGGCTAGTACATTAGTTAATGGAATAGGACAAGTTGCAGGTGCATTGGGCACATTTGGAGTTGGTGGAACAGTAAGTGGTACTGCTCATGTTCCAACAAAAAGCTCATTTAACATAGAATTACAACCAGTATATAGTAGAGATAATGTTAAGAAATTTAGCCTTGATCGTTTTGTTACTGGTGGATACATGAATAATTCAGTAGGATACATATAATGGCGGCACAATATTCAAATACCAGTCCTTGGTATACAACCAATGTAACACAAAATTACTTAGATATATTAACAATCAGACCAGTTAGTTCAGCAATTGATGATTTTTTATATACAATAGAACCACAATACACTTATAGACCTGATTTACTGGCATATGATTTATATGGTACATCCAATCTATGGTGGGTCTTTATTCAAAGAAATTTAGATGTATTACAAGATCCAATATTTGATTTTGTTCCAGGTAAACAAATTTATTTGCCAAAAAACAGCAGTTTAACAACAGTATTGGGATTATAATATGGCCGGAGCAACTACTAGTTCAACTTCTAGCACAACGTCTATAATGGATTTAAACCCAGTAGCTGCTATAACTGGATTTATAAAAAATGATTTATTTGGTTCTGTAAGTTCTGGTGTCACATCATCAGAGTTAAAGTTGCCATTACCAAATCCATTACATAATTATGCAACATATAATTATGTAATATCGTTATATTGTCTTGATGCAGATAGTTACAATTTTCCTGCCAAATCTTATTTAATCGGAAAATTACCACCATTAATATGTAAATCAGCAAATGCCGATCCTACTAATAGAATACAATTAGTAGATGGCGGGAAATATGATTTTTATATAGATGGATTAACAATTGACGGATCTGCAGGGTTCACCCCGGATTCTGGTAATACTACTCCTACAACATTAGAATTTAATGTAATAGAACCGTATAGTATGGGAATGTTTATACAAGTTCTGCAATTAGCAGCTGCAAAACAAAATTATGCAGTATGGTATGAAGCTGTATTTTTATTAGTCATTGAATTTAAAGGAAATACTGAAAATGGACAAATGCTATCCATTCCAAATACAAAGAAGTATATTCCTATAATATTTACAAAAAGTAATTTAAAGGTGGACGAAAAAGGAAGCTATTGGCATATGGCTGCTACTTCATCGGCTGGGCAAGCATTGAATGATAGTTACACAAAATTAAAAAATGAGGTCAGCTTAGTTGGTAAAACTGTCCAAGAATTATTACAAAGTGGTGAAAACAGTTTACAGCAAGTAGTAAATGCTAGGTATAAAGAAGCTGTAACATTGGGCACGGTAAAAGTTGCTGATGAAATACTTATTTTATTTCCGGTTGATATTTCTACAACTGGTGCAACTTCTTCTGTTACTGCCCCTGGTGGAACAGAAAATAATACAACAGCTACTGCCGATACTACTAAAGCACAGGACGAAACAATTTTCAAATCATTAGGTGTATCAAGAAGTTCAACAAGTTCTTCTTTAATTCAATTAAGCAATACTTGTAATTTTATAGGGAAATCTAAGATAGATATAAGTTCAACCATATCTGGCACAACACCATTTAAACCAGATGATTTGCTATGGAATGAAAAAGCAAAAGTAGTTGATAGATCAAAAACCAATAAAACACAACCTGAATGTTCTTTTAATTTTGCACAAGGTTCTGATATTATAAATGCAATAAATCAAGTAATAATGAAAAGTGAATTTGCAATTGATACGATGGCATCTAACAACTTATCACCAGATGGTATGAGAACACAATGGAAAGTTGATACACAAGTATATCATATTTCGTCTAATTCAAACATATCAAAAACTGGTGCAGTGCCAAAATTAATAGTTTACAGAATTATACCATATGAAGCACATGCCAGTAATATCTTGGCACCAAACGCAACTGCACCTGGATTAGCTGAATTAAAAAAACAGGTAGTAAAAGAGTATAGCTATATGTATAGTGGTAAAAATGTAGATTTAATAAAGTTTGACTTTGAAATGTCTCAATCATTTTTTAATCTTCAAATGGCGGATTTGTCACAATTGACTGGTGATGTAGAATCTGCAAAGAAAACCGGTGATCTTGTTGAAATACAGAAGAATAATTCTTCATTAAATGCTCCAGAAGGAGATTCAAATGTAAAACTTGGATCAGCAGTTGCTTCTACAAAATATGTTAATACTGTATTATCTTTGGATAATAAAGGTGGAACAAGTGGCGATACTGTAGGTTCAAGGGCTGCAAAATTATTTCATGATGCTATGATAAAAAATTTGGATATGCAACAGGTCACATTTGAAATAATAGGTGATCCATATTATATATCAACTAGTGGTTTAGGTAATTTTACAGATACCCAATTGGATAAAAAAAATATAACAAAAGACGGAAGTGCAAATTATCAAAATGGAGAAGTTCACATTAATATTAATTTTAGAACTCCTACTGATATTAACCAAACAACTGGATTATACAATCTTAAAAATTCAACTTTATGTCATCAATTTAGTGGATTGTTTCAATTATTACGAGTACAACATAGATTTAAATCTGGAAAATTTACGCAAGAAATTGTTGCTAATAGAATGCAAGGACAAGATAATACAGCACCATTTAAAGCATCATCGACGTTGACATCAGACAAATATTCATTAGTTAATACTGGATTATCTCCTGATTTGCCACCTGGTATACAAACACCAGGGATAACAAATAGTTTTTCATCAGCAATCAGTCCAAAATTTAATACATCAACTTCTAATCAAGGATATGGATTGGCTGGGGTAACACTAACCCAAGGAGCAACTAATACATTTTCATCGGCAGTTACTCCAAAATTAAATACACCAACTAACACAGGATTATAAGAATGGCAGAAGATATTAATAGTGGTACGCAGCGATCAATTCCACCTGAAATACAAAGTATATTACCATGTCGTGCGGTGGTGGTTAGTAACATTGATATTGACTATATGGGACGATTACAAGTTCAATTACTAAGACCTGGTGCAGGAAATAACACTACTGGTGGACAAATAATCCCAGTTTCATATTTAAGCCCGTTTTGGGGAACAACTGATATAAATTACGTTTATAATGATACCGATACGTATGATAATACACAGAAAAGTTATGGGATGTGGATGACCCCTCCTGATGTTGGGTCAGTAGTTATTGTAATTTTTGTTGATGGAGATATTTCAAAAGGCTATTGGATTGGTGGAGTTATTGATGGAAAAATGAATTTCATGACTCCTGGAAATGCTGCAACACAAAATGTTGATGGAACAGCTACTCCAGATAGTGCTGGTAGGCCAGGCAGAGTGCCAGTAGCAGAATATAATAAGAATAAAACACAAAATGGAACAGATCCAACAAAGTTTATTAAACCAATACATCCATTTACCTCGGTTTTAAAGAATCAAGGATTGCTTATAGATGATATACGTGGTATTACAACTAGTAGTGCTAGACGAGAAACACCTAGTATGGTATTTGGAATAAGCACCCCTGGGCCATTTGATAAACAACCAAATGCACAAACTGGTCGAATTGGTAGATATGATAGTGCTATAAACAATGCTCCAGTAAGTCATCTTGGTGGTACTTCGTTTGTAATGGATGATGGTGATGATAAGTTTCTAAGAAAAACACCAGCAAGTAGTGGAGCACCGGAATATGCAGCAGTAGAGCAAGGTGATACATCTGGCAACGTAACTATACCGCATAATGAGTTAGTACGAATTAGAACTAGAACTGGTCATCAGATTTTATTACATAATTCTGAAGATCTAATTTATATTGGAAATGCAAAAGGAACTACTTGGATAGAACTCACCAGTAATGGAAAAATCGACATATATGCTGATGACAGTATTAGTATCCATACAAAAAATGACTTAAATGTTACTGCTGATAGAGATATAAATTTTAAGGCTGGACGTAATATTAATTTAAATGCTGCTGGAAATTTTAATTGTTCAGTAGGATTTAACCATTCTATCAAAGCTGGTGGAAATGGTTTGATAACAGTTGGTGGTAATAGTAATATAAGTGCAGGTGGTAATCATGTCGAAACTGCTGCTAAAATATATATGAATGGACCAGCTGCTGCCGTTGCTGGTGATGCTCCTATACCAAGACGGGTACCGCAAGTTGAACCTTGGAATAATCATGAAAATCTTGATCCAAGTTTGTTCACACCAGATAAAACTGGTGCGTATATTCCACAACCAAATGATCCACCACCACCTGTTCCAAAATTATTTGGACAATATACTACTATAACAGATACTTTTAATAAAGTAACAGGATAACATATGTCTACAATCTATACAAAAACTTCAATAATAGGAAAAGCACAACCAATTACATCACAAATGTATAAAGGTTTTAGTACTGTTAGTGCAGATACCGAAAATTTTAAATTATATGATTTTGCATTGATTAAGCAAGATTTGTTAAATCACTTTTATATTCGACAAGGTGAACGATTAATGAATCCAACATTTGGTACTATAATATGGGATATGTTATTTGAACCATTGACTGAACAGACAAAAGATCTTATATTACAGAATGTTAATGAAATTGTAAATTATGATCCACGCATAACTGCCCAAAATGTCATAGTAACACAATATGATAGTGGATTGCAAATAGAATGTGTATTAACGTACCTTCCATACAACATTTCTGAACAGCTAACATTGAAGTTTGACCAAAGTAATGGTCTATTAGCACAATAATATACGTAGTTTATCAAAATCTATAAATATAGATATTAGGATATATCATGAGCGCAACCGATAGAGAAAATAGACTTTTAGTCGCTGAAAACTGGACAAAAATATATCAGTCATTCCGTAATGCTGATTTCCAAAGTTACGATTTCGAAAATCTTCGACGTACAATGGTTAATTATTTACGACAAAACTATCCAGAGGATTTCAATGATTACATTGAAAGTTCTGAATATTTGGCATTGATTGATCTCATTGCATTTCTAGGACAGAACATTGCGTTCAGAGTAGATTTAAATGCTCGTGAAAACTTCTTAGAATTAGCTGAAAGACGAGATAGTATTTTAAGATTATCTAGAGTAATTAGTTATAATGCTAAACGAAACATACCAGCAAGTGGCCTATTAAAATTTACATCTGTGCAAACAACTGAATCTGTAATAGATAGTAATGGTAGAAATTTAGCGAATCAAGTAATCACTTGGAATGATGTATCAAATCAAAATTGGTATGATCAATTCATAAGAATCATGAATGCAGCAATGCCATCAACCCAACAATTTGGTAATGCAGCTGATAATGCTACCATTTATGGTATTCCTACATCACAGTATAGATTTCAGGCAGCAAATACTGATGTTCCTGTATATTCATTTAATAAAGTTGTATCTGGTACTTCAATGAATTTTGAAATTACTAGTGCTACATTTAAAGGTGAATCTTTTATATACGAAGAACCACCGAGTGTTGGCAATAGTGTAGCTTGTATATATCGTGATGATGGACAAGGTGCTGGAAGTCTAAGTTCTGGGTTTTTCTTTAATTTTACACAAGGATCTCTAAACACCGGCACTTTTACTATTAATCAACCAAGTTCAAATGAATCTATTGATATTAATACACCAAATATTAATAATAATGATGTATGGTTATATCAATTAGATATGTCTGGTGTTGAACAAACATTATGGACACAGGTTCCTAATTTAAACGGTAATAATGTAATATACAATAGCATTAATAATAATGTAAATTCAATATATGGTGCTATTACAAAAGCTGGTGATGAAGTAAGTTTAACATTTGGTGATGGTACCTTTGGTAATTTGCCACAAGGTTCTTTTAGAGTATATTATAGAATAAGTAATGGATTATCATACGTTATTAATACACAAGATATTAGAAATGTATCAGTAGATATTCCATATATTTCTGCACTTGGACAATTGCATACATTAACTGTAACATTGGCATTGACAACATCTGTATCTAATTCTTCGCCATCTGAATCAAATACTAGTATCAAAACAAATGCACCACAAGTATATTATACGCAAAATCGTATGATAACAGGTGAAGATTATAATATAAGTCCACTAAGTGCAAACCAACAAGTATTAAAAGTGTTGTCTGTTAATAGAACATCAAGTGGCATTAGCAGATATTTTGATTTAGTAGATCCAACTAGTAAATATAGTTCTACTAATTTATTTGCAGATGATGGTGTAATTTATACAGAAAACTATACACCAACCGTTAATTTTTCTTATATTACAAAAGATGATATTACAAGAGTCATCTATAATACAATATTTGATATACTTAAACATACTGATTTAAGAAATTTTTATTATTTAAATTTTATAAAAGATACCGCGAGTGATGGGTTTGATGCATCTTGGAATCAAGTATCAACAGATGTAACAACTTCTGCAGGAACAATTACAGTTTCATCATTAACCTCACCAGACTTACAATATATTACAATTGGAACGTTACTTAAATTTTCAGCACCACTTGGTTATTATTTTGATACAAATTTACAAAATAAATTGGTTTTTGGAAATGCCACTAGTACTGGTTCTTCATATTATGTATGGGCTGAAGTTGTTAACGTAAATAATGGCACGTATACTTTAAATAAAATTATACCAAGTTCGTTTACAACAACAGAGGTAATTAATAATAGTTCAGTAACTGTTGAACATCCTGTATCTATTAGTAAAATAATTCCAAAATTTGTAAACACGCTTGTTAGTACAACAACAATTTCAACAATGATTGGATTGATATATGCAAATGAACTATTTGGGTTAACATATTCTGTTAAATCTAGTTCATGGGAAATTATAAAAAATTCTAATTTAAATACTATTGATCCATTTGGTATAGGATATCAAGGTGACAATTCAAATAAAAATATTGATGCTAGTTGGTTACTATTATTTACTCCTAATAATGGGTCATATATTGTAACAAGTCGTGAAACAAAATATATATTTGAAAGTGATAAGCAATTAAGATTTTATTATGATGGTACTACTAAAATATATGATAGCCAATCTAACCGTGTAGTAAATGATTTAATTAAAATATTAAATATTAATTCAAATCCATCTGTTATATCTACTATTGCAACTGGTAATGCTGGTAGTTATAGTATAACTATAACAAGTGGTATTGGAATATTTTCTGGTATGCTTGTTGAAGGCACTGGTATTAACACAAATACATTAGTTACTGATTTAAGCGTATCCTCGAATGGGATAGTAACATTAACTTTAAATAAATCGGTAACATATAATATTATATCTAGTTTAATTTCATTTACAATTCCTGGCGTTTCTACATTTACTAACGATATTATTTGGCAAATTTCTTCAGAATATATTGGATCTGATGGATATATTGATACTAAAAAAGTTGTTGTTTCATTTTTAGATAGTGACAATAATGGTATAGTCGATGATCCAGAATTGTTTGATAGAGTAGTTGCTCCAAATATTAATACATTAACCAAATATATTGTAGAACAGAAATACTCAATTTCTGCAGGGCAGGATGATTACAGATATGTTGATAACACTTCAAATATTGTGATAATTTTAGCATCACAAACAATGATTGGAAATACTTCAATTTATACTGTTGGTCAATATTTTTATTTTATTGACACTGGAATTGTTAAACAGTTAAATGCAACTGGTACATTAACTGCCACACTCGATTATAAGGTTTATATTGGTAGAGATAACTTAAAGTTCCAATATACACATTCTGCAGACTATGATTCACGTATTGATCCAGGTACCAGTAATATTATTGATGTTTATGTATTAATGAATGAATATGATATTGTTTTTAGACAATGGTTAAATGGGTCTATTTCTACAAAACCATTACCACCTAGTTCAAACGAATTATACAATACTCTTTCACCAAATTTAAATTTAATAAAATCTATATCTGATGAAATTATATATCACCCAGTTTCATATACGGTTTTATTTGGTAGTACAGCAATACCAGAATTACAAGCAACTTTTAAAGTAATTAAAAATCCAGAACAGGTTGTTTCTGATAATGATATTAAATCACGTGTTATTACAGCAATTAATCAGTTCTTTGCAATTGATAATTGGAATTTTGGCGATTATTTTTATTTTACGGAACTATCAACATATGTAATCAATAGTTTAGCTCCTGATATTGTTAGCTTTGTAATAGTTCCTACACAATCAGGATTAAATTTTGGTAGTTTATTTGAAATAACTGCAAATAGTGACCAATTATTTATAAGTGGTGCCACTGTAAATGATATTGAGATTATATCAGGCATTACTACAACTAACATTAAATCAGTAAGTGGTACATCAACCATTTCTACTAATTCTAACCAATCTATAACTAGTTCACCATACGGGAGTTTATAATGACAGATAGCGTTGATCCAAATGCAACTAATAATGTAGCATCTACTTTTTTACCAAGATTATACAGAACTGATGCTAATAATAAGTTTTTACAAGCTACCGTTGAACAAATGTCTCAACAAGGGACTGTAACAAAATTAAATGGATATATAGGAAGACAAACCGCAAAAGCAACTATTGGTAGTGATGTTTTTGTTAAAGCTGCTGATTCAGATAGACAAAATTATCAATTAGAACCATCAGTTGTCATTAATGATCAAGAAGGTAATAATACATATTTTAAAGATTATCAAGATTATATTAATAGAATAGAACTATTTGGTGGGAATGTTTCAGATCATCAACGATTAAATTCAGAAGAGTTTTATAGCTGGGATCCACAAATTAACTGGGATAAATTTGTAAATTTTCAAAATTATTATTGGTTAACACCATCTGTAATTAATATTGGTGGTGAACAAACTGGGGTGATTAGTACATTTAGTGTTAATACTAAAACTATTGGTAATACCACAGAATATGTATTCACACCAAATGGTATAAGTGAAAATCCTGAAATCACATTATATAAAGGACAAACATATATATTTAAAATTAATAGTCCTAGTCAACCATTTAGTATAAAAACCAATCGATCAATAGGTTCTGCTGATAGATATTTAAGTGGTATTTCTGGATATGCTGTGCAAGATGGTACTATAACATTTACCGTAGGAAATGATGCACCTAGTACTTTATTTTATCAGAGTGAAATTGACTTAAATGCTGGTGGTATTTTTAATATAAAAGCGATTTCACAAAATACTATAATTGATATAGAACAAGAAATTTTAGGAAAATCTACTTATAAATTAACAAATGGATATAACTTAAGTAATGGAATGTTAGTAGCATTTACTGGAAATGTTACACCAGCAAGTTATAGCACTGGAAATTATTATGTAGAAGGAGTTGGCTCATCAATACAATTAATCCCATCTACTTATATTAATAACACATCAAATTTACATGAGTATATATTGATTAATAAAGCTAGTGATGATAAGAACCCATGGAGTAGAGCAAATAGATGGGTTCATACTGATATCTTAAATATAAGTGATCAGATAAACAATACATCATCTAGTTTAGACCAAGCACACCGAGCTATTAGACCAATTATTGAATTTTCAGCAAACTTAAAATTGTTTAATTTTGGTACAAATTGGTTAATGGATATTAATTTGTTAGATGTTTACACTACTGATGCTTTTTCAACCGCTGAGGGATCGGCTGGTTTCTATATTGATAATCAATTAGTAAGTGATGGACAACTTGTTATTTTTACAAATGAATTAGATGAATTAGTAAGAAATAATATTTATAGAATAGTATACATTAATTCTAAAATACATCTTGAATTAGTAACAACCCCAGAAATAAATCAAGTAATATATGTAAAAGATGGCGCCAATAATATGTCAAAATATTTATGGTATAATGGCATTACATGGGTTACTGCACAACAAAAAAATGGTATTAACAATGCCCCGTTATTTGACGTAGTTGATGATAATTTAGTAAGTATTAGCGACGTATCGGTTTACAATGGATCTAGTTTTAAAGGAACTTATATATTTTCTTATAAAGTCGGAACTGGCACTGTCGATACTGAGTTAAAATTTCCATTATCATATAGAAATATTAATAACATTGGTGATATTATATTTAATTTTGATTTTGTTAATGATACTTTTGATTATAAAGAAACAACTCAAATTGTTACTAAGAATATCAGTAAAGGCTATTTGGTATTAAAAGATTATGTTAATAATAATGTTTACACAAATGGGTGGAAAAAATCAAATATTACTACAGTACAAGCTGGTATAAGAGTATATAAAAATTCTAAAATTACAAACAATTTTAATATTGATATTTTTGATGATATTTCAAATTTATCTGATTTAGTGGTTCGCATTTATATAAATGGTGAAAGATTACAACAGTATACTACAACAAACAAACCAAATTGGCTATTAGTAAATACCCCATTATACAAACAATTAGTATTGATAAATTCTTCAACTAATGTAACGGTGACTGCAACTGATTCTGCTACTAATTTAATAACAATTAGCGATACTACTAAACTTACTATTGGACAAAAGATTGTTTTTGGTTCAGATTTTGGTAATTTAATATCTGATACTATTTATTATGTATCTTCCATACCTAGTATAACTGAATTTACTGTATCTAAATCATTAACTGGTGCTGATATTTTATTATCAACAGAAATTGTGCAGGTTCCGTTATATTTTTTATCTGATATTCAATTAAATGACATATTAACAATAAAAACATTTTCATCTCAGCCAATAAACAAAAATGGATATTATGAAATTCCAAATAATTTACAAAATAATCCATTAAATGGAATTATTAAAAATTTTACATTAGGTGAAGTAATTAATCATGTTGATTCAATAGTTGATAATTTATCATCTATATTTGTTGGAGTTTTTCCAGGATTAAGTAATCTGCGTGATTTGGGTGACATTTCACCATTTGGTACAAAATTTGTTAAACATAGTGGACCATCTGGAATATCATTATATCATCTTACTTCTGATACTGTAAATATTACAAAAGCTATAGAACAAAGCAGAGATGATTATAATAAGTTTAAAAGAAATTTTATTTCAGTTGCTGAAACACTTGGTGTAGATACTGATACTAAAAATCACGTAGATTTAATATTACAAAATATTACTAAAAATATACCAAATACCGCACCATATTATTTTAGTGATATGGCGCCGTTTGGTGCTAGTATTAAAACAACACATATAATTGCTGGGTTTACAAGTAACCAATTTGCATTAAACACACCATTTGATACAACTGTTTTATCAAATCAAGCAGTTGGGGTATATGTAAACGATGTTCAACTAATTGTTAATCATGAATATATTTTTAATATACAAGGATTTATAGTAATTACTATACCTTTGGTAAATGGTGATGAAGTAGCCATATATGAATATGAAAACACTGATGGCTGTTGTATTCCTGAAACACCGTCAAAACTTGGAATTTGGCCAATCAGTGATCCAAAAATATATAAAGATACATCATTTGTCACTCCACAATGGATTATTCAGGGACATGATGGCAGTCAAGTATTAGCATATGGAACATATGACGATAATGGAACTCCTGATTATAGAGATGCATTAATATTAGAATTAGAAAAAAGAATATACAATAATATAAAAATAAGTTATGATAAAAGTATCTTTAATATCGATGATATTGTCCCAAGATATACAGAAACTTTAAATTATAGCTTAGCTGAATTCAATCAAGTATTGGCACCATCATTTTATAAATGGTCAGCATTAGTTGACGTTGATTTTACTAATCCAATACAATATGATTCAACAAATCCATTTACATTTAATTTTACTGGTCATTCTGCGCCTGATGGTAGATTAATTCCAGGATATTGGAGAGGAATATATAAATGGATATTAGATACAGAACGCCCACATATTTGTCCTTGGGAAATTTTAGGAATAACTGATAAACCAACATGGTGGGATACCGTATATGGACCAGCTCCGTATACATCTGATAATTTAATAATGTGGGAAGATATTAGTAATGGAATATTAAATGCACCTGGCGCACCAACATTATTAAAACAATATATTAAACCATTTTTGATGGATCATATTCCAGTAGATGAACATGGTAATTTAATAAATCCAATTGATTCTGGATTATCGCAAGGTATTGTTACTGATGCTGTTAAAAGTAATTATATTTTTGGAGATGTTGGTCCGGTTGAAAGCGCGTGGAGAAGAAGTTCTCATTATCCATTTAGTGTTATTTTAACATCAATTTTACTAACACCATCTAAAACATTGGGTATTATTCTAGATAGATCTAGGATTTCTAAGAATTTAACTGGACAATTAGTATATAATAACACTGGATTACATATTTCACCAAGTGATGTAATATTACCAAGCATATATGCAAGTTCTAAACGAGTACAAACTGCTGGTGTTATTAATTATGTTATAAATTATATTATAAGTGGTGATCTAACAACATATTCACAATATGCTTATGACTTATCAAATATTTCTTATAAACTTGGATATAGAATTGGTGGATTTACAAGTAAAACTCAATTTAATTTAATATTAGATTCAAAATCACCGTTAACTACTGGAAATGTTTTTGTTCCACAAGATGATTATTCAATTATTTTAAACACATCTTCTCCTACTAAGAAAATTACATATAGTGGTGTTATTATAACAAAACTTTATAATGGATATTCTGTAAAAGGATATAGTAAAACACAGCCATATTTTGTTTATTACCCTTGGAGTCAATCTGGACGTTCAATAAATATTGGTGGTATATCTGAAAATTTTGTAATATGGACTAGCGGAAAATCATATAATAAAGGACAATTAGTAAAATTTGGAAATGATTATTTTAGGGCAACCAGTTCAATTAATTCTGAATTATCATTTTCTGAATCAAATTATCAAAAATTGTCATCGTTACCCATTATTGGTGGACGAACTGCGTTCTTAAGAAAAGCATGGGATAAAACTAATCCAATAACAATTCCATATAATACAACATTTGAAACAATACAAGATGTTGTTGATTTTTTAATTAGTTATGGAGAGTGGTTAAAAGATCAAGGTTTTATTTTTGATGAGTTTAATACAAATTTAAATCAAGTTTCAAATTGGGAAACTAGTGCAAAAGAATTTATGTTTTGGACAACCCAAAACTGGTCTGCTGGACAAGATATTTGGACAGATTGGCTACCAAATACATTAATTACTTATAATAGTATAGTAAAATATGAAGATAATTATTATAGAGCAATACGAAATGTAGAAGAATCATCAGTTTTTCACAATGAATTTTATGAAAAACTAGATGGGTTAAGTAATATAGGAAGTTCTGTAATTTCACTTAGTCCTGCAGCTGCGGCTATTACGTTTTCTGCATCATTGAATGTTGTTGATAATATTACTAATAAATTTAATGACTATGAGATGTTTAGAGTAGATGGATATCCTATCCCAGCACAATTCTTAAATTCATCAAGAAACAAAAATTTAGTTACTTATAGACCAGCTAATGATGATGGAATATATAATGCAAGTTTCTACATTGTGCAAAAAGAACAAGTAGTAATAATCAATAATACCACGATGTTTAACGATTTAATTTATGATCCAACAAGTGGTTATAAACAAGATAGAATTAAAGTATCTGCATATGTAACTAGCGGCTGGTATGGTGGTTTTGACACTCCTGGGTTTATATTTGATGAAGCTAAAATTACTAAATGGGTAGCATGGAAAGATTATACATTAGGTGATATAGTTCAGTATCAATCATTTTATTATAGTGCTGATTCATTTATAACTGGATCTGAAACATTTGATACAACACAATGGACAAGATTATCGACACGACCAACTTCTAAGATTTTACCAAATTGGACTAACATAGCTACTCAATTTACAGATTTCTATAGATTAGATGATGAACATTTTGATAGTGCACAACAAACAATGGCACAACATTTAATTGGATATCAAAAACGTCAATATCTTAATAATATCATTCAAGATGATGTTAGTGAATTTAAATTTTACCAAGGTATGATTGCTGAAAAAGGTACACAAAACGTTTTCAATAAATTGTTTGGTGTGTTAACTTTAGATAATAAAGAAAGTTTGACATTCTATGAAGAATGGGCAGTTCGAGTTGGCCAATATGGGGCTAGTTCAGCATTTGCTGAAGTGGAATTTGTATTGCCTGAAGAAAAGTTTAAAAATAATCCACAAGTTATAGAATTAGTTGACAAAAAGACACAGAATACTGGTTATTCTATACAACAAATACCATCAGATATATATGTAAAACCAGCTGAATATGAATCAAATTTATTTCCAATTGTTTCATCAAGTAAGAAATTCTTAAGACCAGGTGGATATGTTAGATCTAACCAGGTATCATTGACTTTAAAATATATTTCTGAAATCTTAACACAAGATATTACTCAATTTACAGAAGGTGATTATGTTTGGTGTACATTTGAAAATACAGAATGGAACATTTATAGATATACTGCAACTAATTTTGCTGTTACTAATGCAACATATGATAGTAACCAACTTACTATTGATGTAACTGGAAATACTTCTATTGCATCTGGTGATTATATTGGGATATCAAATGTTACAAAATTTTCAGGATTTTATAAAGTAATATCATATGCGAATAATATTTTAATTGTATCAGCACCTGGTATAACTGTAGCATCACCATTTACTGAACAAAATACAATTAGAATTTATCATTTAACATCACAACGTGCAACAACTATTGATGATGCTAATTCTATATTACATTATCCATTAAAATCTAATGAATTATTATGGACTGATGATAATGGTTTTGGAAAATGGGCAACATGGGAATACAATTCTGTGTATAGTGGTAGATTATTACCAAATCCGTATCCAACATCACAAGTTAATTATGGTAGGGCAATCGCATCTGATAGTACCGGAAGTAATGTAGTAATTTCAACTGCATTAGGTGGAATCTATGTTTATACTACATATAAAACTTCTCTGTTATCATTGCATCAAGTTTTAACTAACCCATTTATATCTTTGGATGATCAAAACCCATTGAGTGCATTTGGAACAGTTGTTAGTATATCTAATGATGGCACATGGATAGCTGTTGGCTCGCCAGAAAGTAGTAATGTATGTACTGAATTGAGTAATATTAGTGTAACATTTGATAATAGTATGATACCAGTAAATAATACTTCTGTTACTTTTGATAATAATCTTGCTTTTATAACTGCTGGATCATTTATTGTTGGTAAAACATATACTATTACATTACTCGGAACAACTGACTTTACTGCAATTGGAGCAACCTCAAATGTGGTTGGACAGATATTTATTGCTACTGGTGCTGGGACAGGAGATGGTGCCGCTGTTGATACTTCACCTGTTACTGCAGGAGTCTTTATAGTAGGTGCTACTTATACTATCATTTCACTTGGCAGTGCACCATCTACCGATTTTACATTAATAGGTGCATCAAAAAATGCAATTGGTATAGTATTTGTTGCAACGGGTATTGGCTCAGGTAATGGAACTGCTGTAAGAAATAGTATTAAAAACACTTCTGAATTAGTGTATACATCTATTTCTGGTACAAATTCATCTTTAATTAACCAAGGTGTTGTATCATTATATAAAATGGATAAAACCAAAAGTTACTATCATGTAGTGACATTTGTAAGTCCACAACCAGATATGAATGAATACTTTGGGTCCAGTTTGGAATTTGGTCAAAACTGTTTGTACATTGGTGCGTCAGGTGGAAATAATAATACTGGAAAAGTTTATAAAATTAATTATGAGATGACTGTACATGCGTCATCCTATTATGAGCCATATAATAGCACTGGAACTACACTAAATTTGGTTAGCGCACCAGGTATAGATGTTTTTGCAATGTATGTAATTGGAAATGGGTTTACTAGTAATCAACAAGTAGTACAGTTAATACCAAATAATATTAGTAATATTCCAACATTGATTTTATCATCAAATCCAGATACACAACCTTCTGGGTTATTACAATTTGTAACATATAACTGGCACTACAATTTGACTTCATCATTAACTGGGATTAATTCTGGTGATAACTTTGGGGCAAACATAAAAGTAAGTAATAATGAAACTTTGATAATATCATCAGTTGGTGCAGTATCTGTATATAATTCTGGAACTTTAATTCAAACTATAACTGGACAAACTAATTCATTTGGAAATAGTATTGCTATATCAACATTTGGTGATTATATAGCAGTTTCTGATAGTTTATATTCTGGGATAACATATTCTCATCAAGGTAGTGTTCAAGTTTATAAACAAACAGCATCATCTTATGCGTTATATCAACAAATTGATAATTTATATCCATCAATAAATTCAGAATTTGGTACAAATATTGAATTTATGGATAATTATGACACACTTGTTATTCATAGTAAATATGAAAATTCAGTATCTAGTATGATTGATGTTTATGATATATATAATACAAAGTGGATTTATAGTGAAAGATTGCCATTGTTAATTGACACAGCTGGTACATTTATTACAGGTAATTCATATACTATTATGACTGTTGGAACAACTGATTTTACATTAATTGGAGCATCAAGCAATGCAGTTGGTATAACATTTATTGCATCTAGTAGTGCAACTTCATTAAATATATTAGCTAATGGTGAAGGATATGTAAATGGACAATATGATAATATTCAATTAACCTATCTAAGTGGGACAACTGCTACAATATATCCAATTGTTAATATAACAGTTACTAATAATTTAGTTTCAACTATTACATTTGTTAGCAATGGATATGGATTTGTTGATAATACAACTATATTAACAGCTCAACTAGGAATGGTTGGTGCTGGATTTGAAGTTAATATTGGTATTCCATCTATGGTTGGGTCTGGTACCGGCACTGCGGTTATTAATATAGAGAATGATAGTAATAAATTAGGATTTTGTATATCATTAAATAAAATATTAATAGGAACACCATATGAATATGATATTAATTCACCTAGATCTGGCTTAATATTTGAATATATAAAAGCTAGCGATGCTTATAGCTGGACACAAAAACATCAAGAAATTGATAAGCCAGATATTAATAAGATTAAACAAACATTTTTATATAACAAACAAAAAAATGAATTAATAAGTTATTTAGATGTAATAGATCCATTACAAGGTAAAATTGCTGGAATAGCTGAACAGGAATTAAGTTATAAAACTTTCTATGATCCTGCCATATATTCAATTGGTGATTCATCTGTAAATGTTGATGAAAGTATAGCATGGACTACTAACCAAGTTGGTAAATTATGGTGGGATGTGCGAACAGCCAAATTCATTGAAAGTTATGATTCTGATATTACATATAGAAGTAGCACTTGGAATACATTAGTACATGGTGCATCTATAGACATATATGAATGGGTGGAAACTAATTTGTTGCCATCAGTATGGGATACCCAAGCGGATACCGATGCTGGACTATCATTGAATATAAGTGGTAAATCATTATATGGTGATACTTGCTATTGTATTAAAAAATATTATGATAACGTAAGTAAAACAATAAAAAATACATATTACTTTTGGGTTAAAAATAAAGCAATAGTTCCAAATATTCCTGGAAGATATACCTCTGCACAGAATATATCAAGTTTAATAACAAGCCCAGTAAAAAATGCATACAAATATATTGCGATTACTAGTCAAAATACATTTGAAGTGGCAAATGTTGGACAAGTTTTATCAAATAATGATGTTATATTATCTATTCAGTATTGGTTAATAGATAAAACAGATCAAAATATTCATGCACAGTGGAAAATTATTAGTAATGATCAATCAACAATTTTACCAAACACTATAGAACAAAAATGGTTTGATAGTCTATGTGGTAGTGATAATTTTGGTAACTTAGTTCCAGATACCTCATTGCCATTAAAATTAAAATATGGTGTTGAAAACAGACCACGCCAATCTATGTTTGTGAATAGATTTGAAGCTATTAAAGAACTTGTAGAACAAGCAAATACTATTTTACTACAAAATCAAATTGCTAGTACAAGAAATTTAGAAGGTATATCACAGTATGATCAAGCACCAAGCTTAACATCTGGATTATATGATATTGTAATAAACACCGATGCTGAATTACAATTTAATTCGGCTAGTTCTTATAAAGTACCAGTATTATCGGCAGTAATTATCGATGGTAAAATATCAAGTGTAACAATCTTATCTACTGGATTTGGATATGTTATATCACCAGTAATTAAGGTTATTGGAACGGGTGTTGATGCCGTATTAAAAGCTATTCTTAATACAAAAGGGCAGATTGTAGATGTTAAAGTTATAAATGGTGGAAATGGTTATGACTATACCACTAAATTACAAACAAGAAATTTTGCTGCATTAGTACTTAGTGATTCTCAATCAAATGATACATGGAGTATATATTCATTCAATTTAGAAACAAATTCTTGGAGCAGAATTTTAAGTAAATCATATGATGCTAGTGAATTTTGGTATTATGTTGATTGGTATGAAATTGGATATAACCAATTTACGGCTATTGATTATTCTGTTAGTATATTTGCTGATTTACAGGGCATTTCTACAAATGTTAATGATACAATTAAAGTTAGATTAGGTAATAATGGCGAATGGATATTATTAAAACGTTATAGTTTGATAGATTCATTAGATTGGACTAAGACATATAAAGTAGTAGGTATTCAAAATGGAACTATTCAATTAAATAGCAAATTGTATGATTCGCCACAATATGATGGAACATTATATGATAGCATTGGGTATGATAACAACTCATCCACCGAATTGCGAATTATTTTAAATGCATTTAAAACAGATATTTTTATAAATGAATTAAAAACTGATTACTTGAATTTATTTTTTAATAGTGTTCGATATGCACACAATGAACAAAAATATATAGATTGGATTTTTAAATCTAGTTTTGTAAAGGCAAAACATAATGTAGGAACATTAAACCAACCAGTTACTTTTAAAAATGATAATTTAGTTGATTTTGAAAATTATGTAGCTGAAGTAAAACCATATAGAACTAAAGTTAGAGAATATATAAGTTCATATACAAATATTGAATCTGGTAATATTCTATCAACAGATTTTGATTTACCACCAATCTATGCACAAGGTGGAACTAATGTTATAGAAGCATATTTAGTAGATAATAAAATAGTAGTATATAACACTGAAGTTCAGCAATATCCATGGAAAAGTTGGTATGATAATGCAGGATTTTCTATTAAATCTATTAAAATTATTAATGGTGGATATGGATATATAACTGCCCCAAAAATAACAGTAGTACCAGATAATGGTGCAGTATTAAATGCGCAAATAGATTTTCTTGGTAGAGTTACTAGTATAGAAATAGTATCAGGTGGGAAAGGATTTTTATCAACACCAACTCTGATAATAGAACAACCACCATTTGGACAAGGTGTTACTGCGTGTGTTTATATTGGTAATAGTTTAGTTAGAACAAATAGAATAAATCTTAAATTTGATAGAATAACACACAATTATTATATTAATAAATTGCAAGAAGTTGAATCATTTACTGCAATTGCTAATCAGACTACATTTGAATTATTATGGTCCCCTGATATTAAGATAGGATATTCTTCTGTTACTGTAAATAACTTGCCAATTACTCCTGATTCATATTCATTAAGTATTGAAACATTAAAATACAATGAATATAACGGTATAATATATGATAAGTATTATGGAACTCTAACGTTACATGATGCAGTGCAAGCAAATGATATAGTATCTATAACATACGTAAAAGATGCATCAATATTAAATGCAGCTGATAGAATTAATTTTTACTACAATCCATCAACGAATAATCTAGGGAAAGATTTAACTCAATTAATGACAGGTATAGATTATGGTGGAGTTCTAATTGATGGATTATCGTTTGCAATAAATCATGGATGGGATAGTTTACCATATTTATCTGATAGATGGGATAGCTATGATCCAACATTTACTGATAACAAAATTGTTGTAGAAGTTTCTGGAACACATACATTTAAACTTTCATATATTCCAACTGTTGGAACTATAATAAATGTATATATGAATGGTGTTCGTATAGATGACTTGCATTTTGATACTATTGACCAATTAAATACACATGCAGTAATGACTTCACCAATAATAGGGCTAATTTCATCTACTGAAGTGACAATTAATATAGATAGAAGTATAAACATAAATGTTCCATCTAATTTACAAGTCAATGCAAACGATGTATTCATATTCCGTGAAAGTACAAGTGATGGATCAATAAAAACCTTTTCAGATGATTATGATACAGCATATGATGGCGGCGATTTAGCATATATTAGTGCTACTGGATATGCACCTGGTGATGTTGTTATAGATGGTGATGGCTTTGTAACTCCAATGACCAGTTATGCACCAGAAGAAGTTGTGCCAGGTCAAATAGTTGATGCATTAGAAATTAAAGTGTTTGAACAGAATGCTATAGTATCTGGTAATGTGAAAGTTGACAAATATGTTGCTGATGGAGTTACTACTGATTTTAATATTAGACAACGTTTAAATAGTAACCAAGCAGCAATAGTAACACTTGAAACATTTATTAATAATGGGACATCTATAACATCAACAACAGTTATTCAAACATTAGATGTTGACTATTCAGTTGATTATACTAATAACACGATAGTATTTACAACACCACCTGTAATTGGAGGTGTAATAGCAATATTTAGTATAGGTGTGAATTCTACCAATACATTGGATATTGGCTATATTATTGCCGATGGGTTCACAACTGAATATACAACGAGAACTATGTGGGATGCGTCGTATTTAGTTGATGTGTTTGTTAATGGATATGCAGTTGAATATACTTCTTATCAAACATCAGCTGAAATATTAGGATTGCGTTTTGCAACGCCACCAGATGTTAATGCAGTAATAAGTTATATCGTGGTTGATAGTTTAATAAGAACTTTTACAATAACAACTACCGAACAAATTTTAATACCATCTGGTGGATTACCAGCAAATACTCTTGTAAATTTAAATAGTATTGTCGGAACTGCCAATAATAATGAAAATAATATGATTGTTGTCGTTGATAATACTATTTTAGTTCCAACACAATATACATATTATCCATCGACTGGTGGAAGTCCTAGTATTTCATTTACTATTGAAATAGCTGATTCAAGTAATGTTACTGTAACTAGTTCATATAATAATAGTATTTTGCAGGTAGAAAGATCGCAACTTAACGTTCCACAGATTATTCATACAATTGATACTCCACAATATTATAATGATTTAACAGTATATAGTGGAACAATAATGTTACCAAAAAAAGTTCTTAATGAAAACTACATATGGGTTATTAAAAATGGAATATTATTAACACCAGATGTTGACTTTATTTTAACTATGGATAGAGATAGCATAACATTACTTATACCACCAATTAAAACTGATATATTTGATGTTATCACATTTAACAGTAATACTACATCTAATTTAGCATTTATGCAGTTTAAAGATATGCTGAATAGAATGCATTATAAAGATATTGATACATCAAAACAAACCACTTTAGCAGAAGATTTGAAATGGAATGATATTTCTATAATTGTTCAAGAAAACAATGTATTTGATATGCCAAATCCTTCTAAAAATATTCCAGGGGTTATTGAAATTGGATCTGAACGTATTGAATATTTTGAAATAGTAGGCAATAAGTTAACTCAATTAAGAAGAGCTACGTTAGGAACCGGTGCTGCACCGTTGTATAATAAAGGAACTACAGTTCAAAATATTGGTCCGAGTTCTAATATATCATATAATGATAAAACTATATCACAAAATGTTATTGTAACCCAATCAATGATTACAAACAATAATACTATTGATATTGATGTTATTCCAACGCGCACACACGTACCTGTTGGATTATTTGTTATTGGAAATGAGTATACTATAAAAACTATAGGAACTACATCTAATACACACTGGAATATTATTGGCGGTACCACTGATGTAACTTATGATGTTGGTGTAAGATTTATTGCAGCATCAACTGGTATAGATACATTAACCCAACTTGCGTATGGGACTGGTGATGCATATTTAAATTGGACATATGATATAGGAACTATTGTTACAGTAGGATCTTTTATCGTAGGTGATACTTATACAATTAAAAAACTTGGGAATACTACTAATGCCAGTTGGAATCAAATTGGTGGAACAACTGGTGTTACATATTCTCCTGGTACTACTTTTGTCGCAGCTACTATTGGGTATAATTTAGGAAACGGTGAGGCATATATTGCTGATTCAGTATTTAATACAGTAATTCCAGCTGATTATGGGCAATGTGATGATATAGAAGTGTTTATTGGTGGTTATGATATTTCAACATGGACACCCTCAGTTATATATGCAGTTGGTGATATTGTTATATTTGGGTCATATACATATAAATGTACACAAAGCCATATCAGTGGAACTACATTTAATGATGTAGTTACTACAGTAACAATTAATAATGATAATACCACTAATACAATTGAATCAAATGTTGATTCTGGTATGGTATGGTCATTCTTTATTAGTAACATAAGATTGAAAAAGCAACCATATAAAGCATTTAATGTTAATAAATCGCCATATAGTCCAAAAGGCGATACACAATTTGATGCAGATTTTTCAGTTAATGGAATAGCTAAACAAATACGATTAACAAATCCAGTTCCTGTTGGAACACGTATTACCATAGTTAAACAATATGGTTCAGTATGGAATAATAAATATGCTATATTATAATAGCGAAAAATAAGGATATAACAATGACAACAAGAGTATCAAATCCAACATTAATAAACCTAGGTGCAATAGCAAATAATGGACAGGGAACAACCCTTAGAGATGGTGGAAATATTATAAATGACAATTTTTCAACAATATACACGGCTGTAAATCAAATAATTGATTATACATTACCAACTGCATCTAATTCCGTATTAGGTGGTGTTATAGTTGATGGTACAACTATAACAATCAATAGTTCTGGTGTTATTAGCGCAGGTGCCATTATATCACCAGCAACTGTTGCACCATTAGTTGATGGAGTAGCGGCGGTTGGAACTTCATTATTATATGCTAGACAAGACCATGTTCATCCAGCTGCTGCTGTTGTTTCACCTATTGTTACTGGTATTATTGTAATGTGGTCTGGTGCTACAACGGCGGTTCCTACCGGATGGTTATTATGTGATGGAACAAATGGCACACCAGATTTAAGAAATAGATTTATTGTTGGTGCTGGTACTACATATACCGTTGCACAAACTGGTGGTAGTGCAAATTCTACTGTAGTATCACATAGTCACTCATTAGCTGCTGCAACATTTACTGGTAGTGCGCTTCCTACGCATGACCATACCATCACTGATCCTGGACACAACCATACTTATGTAACACATGCATCAACAACAGGCGGTTCTGGGAGTGGAACTAATTTTGCAACTGATACAACAGGAACTACAGGAACAGCAACAACTGGTATCACAATAGCAGCTGCATCTGCTGGAACACCAGCAGGAACAATCGGTGGTTCTACTGATATAACTGGTGCGAGTGGAACTAATGCTAATTTACCACCATATTTTGCATTAGCCTATATTATGAAACAATAATTATATATGTATATAATGAAAGTCGATAAATATAATATAATGAGAGATTACTATGCAAAGTAAAGAACAAACAGGAATTCACATTGAAGGTCATATAAAGATTTGGGATCCAATATCTAATGAGATCTTTATTAATAAAAGAAACGCAATTCACTATGAAAATATGAGTATAGCATTAGCAAATGGTATAGCTAATAGTGGACAACAATACATTTATAACATGGCATTAGGAAATGGTGGCACATCAGTTGATCCAACTGGAATTATTACTTATTTAACTCCAAATAGTTCTGGGTCAAATGCCAGTTTATACAACCAAACATATACAAAAGTAATTAATGCTAGGTCATCTGATAATTCAGACCCAACCAGAAATTATCTTTCAGTATTACATACAACTGGTAATAATTATACAGATGTAGTTGTAACATGTTTGTTAGATTATGGTGAACCAACTAATCAAAGTGCATATGATACCACACCAAATGGTGAGCAAGAATATGTGTTTGATGAATTGGGATTACAAAGTTATGATCAAAGTGGAAATGATATGTTATTAACACACGTTGTTTTTCATCCTGTTCAAAAATCTTTAAACAGATTGGTTCAAATTGATTATACAGTTCGTATTCAAACCTTAACGGGAGTTTAATAGATGTCTTATCCGGTAACATATACAGAAATAAATAATGCACATAAAACAGCATTTATTGTTGCAGATGAAACACTTAATAATCAAACTAGTTTAACGTTTGTTGGTAAAAATTATGCAGGATATGGACCATATGTTGCAAATAATTTTTTACATTTATTAGAAAATTTTGCAAATCCAACATCCCCTATTAATCCAGTACAAGGCCAAATATGGTATGATAGTTCAGCTAATCAATTGATGGTTAATAATGATGGCACATCAACAAATTGGACACCAGTTGGGTCTGTTAAAAAATCATCGACTAAACCAACTGTTGCTAATGCTGGTGATATATGGGTTGATACGATCAATCAGCAACTATCAATTTATAGTGGTTCTGGTACTGCATGGACACTAGTTGGTCCCTTATTAAGTCAAGGAACAGTTACTGGTCAAAAACTTGAACAAATAGACGATAGTGCAAATTTTTCACATAACGTAATTTCTTTATATTCGTCAAATGATAAAGTTGCTATAGTAAGCACTGATACATTTACACCAAAAGTATCTATTAGTGGGTTTTCAAGTATAAAATCTGGTATTACGTTAAATTCATTAGCATCATATAAATTTAATGGAACCGCAACTAATGCAGACAATTTAGGTGGTATTAATAGTGGAAAATATGTAAGAAGTGACCAACCAAATGAGTTATCTAGTTATATTTCTGTTCCATCAATTCAGTTAGGAGATGATAAAAAGTTTATATTATCATCAGATGCTGCGTCGTCTTCAAATTATTTGATTTCATCTAATGTTAGAAATAATTCAATAGAAATACGAGTATTAGATTCATTGAGTAATGTAAAATCTGTTGCCTATTTTGCGCCATCGCAGAGAGTAGGAATAGCAACTGTTACTCCAACCTCAACCCTTGATGTCAATGGAACCGTAACTGTATCTTCAGGTATATTAAAAGTTGTTGGGACATCTGATGTATCAACTTCTGGAACACAAACAGCCAGTATTCAAACATCTGGTGGATTATATGTTGATAAAACTGCAACAATTAATTCAAATTTAACAATTGCTAATGGCTCATTAATATTAAATTATTTAGATACAACAGTCATTCCTAGCGAACCAACAACTGGTTCGGTAATTGTTCCTGGATACATTACCAATGATAATACAGGTTTAGAAATATCTGCGCCATTATATGATATTGGGTCATCAACACAACGTTTTAGACGAATATATGTAAACAAATTTGTTGGTGATGTAACTGGCAATGTTTATGGTAATGTTACTGGAAGTGTTACTGGAAATGTTACTGGTTCTGCTGTATATTTAAAAAATGCAACTGCATTTAGTTTAACAGGTGATGTTACAAGTGATGTTATTAATTTTAATGGAAATGGTGATCCGATAACATTTAATGCTACGTTAAGTCAATCAGCTGTATCATCTAAACAATCATTATCAGATTCTAGTTCAATTGATGAATTGATTATTTATAGACAATATGCAGCAAAAGTTTCTGGATATATTTCAGGAACTACATTAAATATTGGAGCTATTGCATTTGGTAGTAGTCTTATTGGAACAAATATGGCAGTTCTTGGTGTTGATACAACGCCAATTTCAGTTGGTAATTTTATATTAGGTAGTGAATATACTATTATAGAATTTGGGACAACTACTAATTTACAATGGAATACTATTGCGGGAACTGTTGGGTTAACATATACACCTGGAAGCACATTTGTTGCTACTGGTGCCGGTACTGGCCTTGGTACTGGTACTGCTTATGCTGGTGTAAATACCGTTCTTACTGGCACTACAATTCAATCTGGTGCTGGAAACGCATGGACTATTAATTTATCGCAGACTGTTGGTGCATATTCATCACCTGTTGTGTTTTATATAGGTTCTAGTGATTTATATAAAACAACTAAACAAACATTTATTCAAGATATTCCAAGTATTCAAATAGGAACAATTATTTTATATCCAGGGACAATACCACCAGGATATTTACTATGTGATGGTACCATTTATTCCAAGTCACAATATGCAAGTTTAAGCGTAGTATTAGGTTCAACATATGCTGTTCCAGGGTCATCTGTTACATTTTCTGTTCCAAACATGACGCCAGTAAATGGAATTAACTATATAATTTATAGCGGTATAATATAAAAGGAATTTAGATGTCATATATCATTAATACATATAATGGAACACAACTAACAGTAATCGCGGATGGTACTGTTGATAATACTACAACTGAACTTACATTAATAGGAAAGAATTATTCAGGGTATGGAACTTTACAGAATGATAATTTTGTGTATTTGTTAGAAAATTTCGCAAACGTATCTGCACCAACTAAACCAGTTGCAGGACAATTATGGTTTGATAGCAGTGTAAATAAATTAAAATTATATGATAAAAATTTAAACTGGAGAACTATTTCTGGGGCAGATACGTCAACTGGTGAACCATCTTATTTAACAGAAGGTGATTTTTGGTTTGATACTATAAATAAACAACTATATGTTTATTCATCAACTGGATATAATTTAATAGGACCACCACAAACTAATTCTGGAAATACTAGTTTTGAAACATTAACTGTTACCGATACAAATAGTAATACACATGAAATAATTGCAGCATCCGTAAATGGAACTACTATTTTCACAGTAAGCACCGATGCAACATTTACGTTATTGCCTAATATAAGTGCTATTTCTGGATTTATAGATATTCATCCAGGTATTACATTAGTTAATACAGCAGATCCGTTGAATCCTGGTTATACGACTCCAGGTGTTGTTGCTTCATATAAATTTTATGGAACATCATCCAACACTGATACGATGAATATTAGTCTTAATGGTGGAGGTATAAAACCAGCAGTTCAGGCAACAGTTGCTGTTCCAACATCAAGTGATAAAACTTCTATAGTTTCAAGAGATAATTTGGGAGATATCTATGTTAATAATTTGCATGGCGACGTAATTGGAACAGCAACTAAAGCATTGACTATGCAAGTAAACAATGGAACTACTTTAGTAAATGATATTCAAGCAACTACGTTTATTCCAGATACAACTGATAAAACTTCAATTGTTTCTAGAGATGCAGTTGGTGATATATATGCTAATATTTTTAATGGAACAGCAACAAAAGCTAATACATTATTGGTATCTGGTTATTATTACGAAGCATCAATAAATACTATACTAAATGGAATAACTGGAAGTAACATTGCCGTTCGTGATAACGCTGGTGATATATATGCTAATATATTTCATGGAACAGCAACAACTGCACAATATGCGGATTTAGCAGAAAAATATTTAGCTGATCAAGAATATGAATTTGGAACAGTTGTTATGGTCGGTGGTGACAAAGAAGTAATCGCTAGTATAATTGGTGCCAGAGCTATTGGTGTAGTGTCCGAAAATCCTGCATTTATGATGAATACAGATTTAAAAAATGGTACATATATTGCATTAAAAGGGCGAGTTCCAGTTAAAGTAAATGGTATCGTTAAAAAAGGCGATAGTTTGGTTCCTGATAATAATGGTGTGGCAAGAATACAATCAAATTCAAGCGAGCATGTATTTGCAATATCTCTAGAAAATAGTGATATTACTGATACTAAACTAATTGAAGCAGTAATTTTATAAGGAATAAGTATGACAATAGGTGTTGGCAATTTAATTTTAGCGAGTGATTATACTGCGATAAAAGCAACAGTTGATGCTATTTATAGCGCAGGATCTGGTCAAAGTGGATATGGGCAAACAATAACGTCAACAGTTAAAACATCTGGTAATATTATATCACAAGTAGAATGGAATGCATTACGAAATGATATGATTGCGTGTAGACAGCATCAAACTGGTATTACTGTTGGCAGTTTATCCCCGACTGATCCAGGGTATATTGCTGGTGAAAATTTAATAATTCCCACTATTACTAATGTCATATCACAAACTATTACACAACAATATGCTGATTTTGCAAATACCATTACTACTGATAAGTTCTTAGTTAATAGTGGACAGCAATCAACTTATGGACTAAATTCTCAAGTTAGAACAACTGAATGGAATAACATTATTGCACATTCAGTAACTGTTACACAATCAATTGATAATTTGCGATATTTTTTTAATTCTGGTGGCACTATAAATTTCACTGCTAGTAGAACTGGTGGATCTGGCACTACCAAAGATACTGATTGGTCAACTATGTTAAGTAATATGGGTACTATATCAATTAATCATAGTTCAACTGTCAGCAGCACAAGTATTGGAACTGGAACATCAATAGGGTTTTATAATTTAACAACTACCGACCAGTTAATTTATCAACAGAGTGGAACTACTTTTACTGCAAATAAATATTACATTTATGCAAGAGTTGATAATGTAACAACACCAGCTAATATTATATTTACAATAGATTTTGAAGATCTAGACACTTCTGGCGCAGACATAAACGTTACTGGAACATTGACTAGCGTAGTGACACAAACTGTTGCAACTGGGGCAAATGTTGCGGTTTCACAATTAACTGCGAGTGCATCTAGTTTAACTGGTGGTGTATTAGTTCCATCATACTCAATATCTGCTAGTACAACAACTGTTACACAGGGCAATTCTGTAACATTAAATGTACATGCATCGCAACTACCAGATGGCTCATCTTTAACATATTCAATAGCTGGTGGGATTGTTGATGTTGATTTTACTCCTAATACATTAACTGGTGGCCCATTTGTACTCGATAGTAGTGGAAATTATTCATTTACATTAACAATGTCTACCTATCTTACTAATCAAGATTTAAAAACATTTACTGTTAACTTATTAGATAATGGTGTTATAGTAGCATCAACAGCTGCTGTTAGCATACCACCTAAAGGAACCTTGCTATATACAGTAGCAGGACCATATAGTTGGATTGCTCCAGTAGGTGCTACATCAGTATCGATTGTTGCAATTGGTGGTGGAGGTGGCGCAAATGAAGGTAGAGCTTACGGTTCCAGTTGGGGGCAAGAAGGTCATGGTGGATGCGCAAATAATGTGATAACTGAAGGGGCGGCTGGTGCCGATGGACAAATTATAACCCAAACTGTAAGTATTACTTCCGGTAACACATATTTCTTAACTGTAGGTGCTGGTGGAATTGGCGGTCATAGACCAGAACCATTTTTCTTTGCCTATGCACCGCCCCCAGGAAATGGAGGTGCGCCTGGATCGGCTGGTGGAAATTCTTCCTTTGATACGGTA